GACTTCGGCACTTTGATCCGTGGCTTAAACGTCTACGGTTACAAAGTTGTTCAAGCCGATGGTTTGGCACTCTTGCAAGCAGCAGGTTAATAGCTGATGATAGGTGGGTGGGGATGTCCCCACCCCCAATTTGATTTTTAAGGAGTATCAAATGGCTGTTATCGATGATTTAGTTGCTAGTGGGTTTTCTACTCCACAAGCGCAGACAGTAGTTAATTTTAATATAGGTACTGCTACTACTACAGATTTAGTAGTGGCTGGTTTTTCCTCGACGCAAGCTACAGATATTGCAGCTTTAAATGCAGGTAGCATTACTTCAAATCAATTAGTAGTTGATGGTTTGTGGTTTGGGACGCAAGTTCCGGCGATTGTAGCTGCTTTAGGAGTTAATACTGCTCCAGTAGCAAACGCTGGCCCAGCTCAAACTGTAGTTTCTCCAATTTTAGTAACTCTAACTGGCGCAGGAAGCTACGATCCTAATGGTGATACTCTCACTTATGCTTGGACTCTAACTTCTATACCAGCAGGAAGTACAGCAGTTTTAGCAGGTAGTACTACTGTAAGCCCAACATTTACTGCTGATTTAGCGGGCGCGTATGTAGCTAGCTTGGTAGTGAACGATGGAGTTGTGAGTAGCGCACCATCTACAGTAACTGTTACTGCTTCGTAATAAAATGAGGAGCTCCGGCTCCTCTACACTATAATAGGACTATGGGAACAATTACCGCTCAAGCCATAATTAATAAAGCAGCGATTCAGTTAACTGACGTTGGTAATACCCGTTGGTCACGCGCTGAATTACTAGACTGGCTTAATCAAGGGCAGAAACAAATTGTTGTCATGTCCCCTAGCGCGACTAATAAAGTCAGCGTAGTTCAATTAGTAACAGGCACTAGACAAACTATCCCTTCCGATGGATGGACTTTACTAGAACTTATTCGATACATGGGCACAAATGGTTCTACACCAGGGCGTGCAGTTCGAGTAACTTCTAGAGAGCTAATTGATTCTTTTAATCCCAACTGGCATGCAGCCGCAAAATCTGCAGTGCCTAAGCATTACATATTCGATCAACAAGATCAAACAGTGTTTTACGTATACCCCCCTAACAATGGTCAGGGTTATGTACAAATTAATTACGCTCCAGTACCCCCGATGATTACTTCGGAAAGTACTGTAATATCAATTAGTGATACTTTTGAGCCAGTTTTATTGGACTATATTCTTTATAGGGCTTGTAGTAAAGACGCAGAATACGCCCCTGGTTTGCAGCTTGCTGCGGGATATTTACAAACCTTTATGGCTGCTATGCAAATTAAGCAGACTTCTGAGTTGGCTAATAGCCCAAATCAAAACTTTACTGCAAAAGACCCAAATAAACCAGGATCTGAGTCATGACCCAAGCATACGGTTTTTCCGTTTCTTACGACGAGTTTTTGCCTCGAGTACTGCAATATGTACCTGATGCATCTGAATTTATTGCTGTTGATGCAATTAAACAGGCTTGTATTGAGTTCTGTGAAAGAACTTATTTTTGGCAATACACCATTCCAGCTATTAACATAGTCAACGGGCAAGCAAATTATGCAATTAATACCCCAGCAGATACTAAGCTGGTAGGGCCTATTCAGGCTTACTTTAATACTTTGTTACTTATTCCTAAGAGCCCTGACGAACTAGCTGATATTTACCGCATGGGGGCATGGGATCAGTTAGAGGGGTCACCTCAGTATATTACTAGGACCATTAAACCTGAAGTGCTTTTAGTGCCTATTCCATATATTACCCAACCAGGGGCTTTATATTTAAGAACGGCTTTAGCCCCAACCCAGGATTCTACAGAGATTGATTCTGAGATCTACGAACAGTGGGCAGAAGCTATTGCTTGGGGTGCTAGAGCTCGTTTATTGGCTCAGCCACGACAGGATTATACCGATAAGGCGGGCGCTATTGAAGCCGCTAAAATGTTTAACTACCATATCAATAGAGCTAGAATCCAGATGAACAAGGGGCTTACACGAGCTTCTACAAGAACAGAATTCCAGAGGTGGGCATGAGCACTATAAAAATTGTACAAAATGATAATCTACCAGAGGTAACTTTAACCCTTACCGACCGCAATACTGGGGACCCAATTGACCTTTCAGCGGCTACAACTACAGTAGTTGTTAAGTTTCGTGCCCTTGGCAGTACTACAATTTTATCTACGTTAACTTGCTCAAAAGTGGATGCAGTTAATGGTGTTGTTCGTTTCGGTTTTCCAGGAACTACATTAGATGTACCAGCAGGACAGTACCAAGGTGAAATTGAGATGAGCTTTAATGGCCAGATTTTGACGGCTTTTGACTTACTTAACTTTACCTTACGCGCTGATTTCTAATGGCATTTACATGTCTTAATCCTGACCAAGCGGTAAAAGTAGAGGTTTCTTATTTAGAGCCTACTTTTAGTGTCAGTTATCTAGACGTAAATATCTGTGCGGCTGTAACTTTCCCTGATGTTTTAGGGGTAGAAATAATAACCCCAACAGATTTAGTTAGCTTAACTGCCGCAAAGGTCCTAGCAGATACATACACCGGCTTTTTAGATAGCTCAACTCGGACTGCTATAAAAGGGCTTTCAGATACTTTTTCTATGGTTGACAGCGCTGACATTACTTATAGTATTGGCAAAGTACTGTATGATTATCCAGTTGTAACAGAAGCGCTTAGTTATGATATTAGCAAGCCGTTAGCTCCTGATAGTGTGTATATGGTTGACAATATGGATGGTAATATTGAATTCCAAATTGTCAAAGTAATCAATGAGTTACAGTTTATTGCAGATCAAAATAACTTAGTATTTGATAAAGCTCCGGCAGATAATATATCTTTTGCAGATGTAATTTATGCTGTTTTAGTTTACATAAGAGATGTTTCTGATAGTTTAGATACCCCCACTGACTTAATTGCAAAAACATTTAGTAAAACTCCGGCTGATAGCCTACTTGAGTCAGATATTTTTGTTTTTGACGTTACTAAATCATTTTTAGATTCTTCTAGTGTACTAGATACTTCTTATAAAACCTTTGAAAAGCTTATTTTGGGTTTGGCTCAGGATTACTGCGAGCTCTCTTATTTTTTACAAGACTATACGCTAGATGCTGTTCCTGGAGACCGGCTTTATACCAGTGATGTAATATCAAAATTTGTTGATTATGCTAGACAAACTAATGATAATATGACATTATCTAGTAGTGGAAGCTTGCTTATGCAAGGCTATTCTGATATAACTTACTTTTTAGAAGACTATGTGGGGTCATTCCGCACATTTACATAAGGAGCTGTAATGAACGCAACTGAAAACTTAAAAGCCTCCGGCTCCTTGCGAGTCGTTATTACCGGTGCCGATGGCAAGGTAAAAGAGGAACATGATTTTAAAAACCTAGTTGTTACCGTTGGTAAGAACTTTGTCGCTTCACGCATGGTTGGTGTTTCCGCTAACGTCATGAGTCATATGGCTGCTGGATCAGGAACAACAGCTGCTGCAGCAGGCGATACAACCTTACAAACTGAACTAGGTCGTGTAGCTTTAGCCACCTCGACGGCAACTACTAACGTAGTAACTTACACTGCAAGTTTTCCAGCGGGTACCGCAACAGGTGCTGTTACTGAAGCAGGTATCTTTAATGCTGCGTCTGTAGGAACAATGCTATGCCGCACAGTATTTGCAGTTGTTAACAAAGGTGTGGATGACGCAATGAGCGTTACTTGGACTGTAACGATTTCCTAATTTTCGGAAGGAGTAAACGGGGATGACAACTATAGTAACCCGTGCTGGTAAAGGATCGCCGTTAACTAATAACGAGGTCGATACCAACTTTACAAATCTTAATGACGCTAAGATAGAAACTATTACGTCTACTAATGGTTCTGTTCTTATTACAGGTACAGGATCGGCCCGTAACTTAAGCGTTCTTGCTAATGGTGGTGGCGGGTCTGCTGTTTCTTATTACTTAAATGGTGGTACAAACCAAGGTACATTTGGTGGTAACACTTACTACGAAATGAGTAGAACAGCAGTTTTAGCTTTAGATGCTAATTTTAATATTTCTGCTGATGGCTATATTGCCCAATTTATTACTGATGCCAACGACCCTTCATTATTAAATATCCCTGCTGGTAACTGGAACTTTGAGTTATGGTTTCAAGCATCTTCAGGTGGTGGCTCACCGAGTTTCTATGTAGAACTTTATAAATATGATGGCACTACATTTACTTTAATTTCAACTGGTTCCGGAAATCCTGAGGCTATTGATGGGGGCACATCTACTGACCTTTATTACACTGCTTTAGCTGTACCCCAAACCACATTAACTGTAACTGATCGCTTAGCCATTAGAGTTTATGTAACTCACAGTGGTCAAACAATTACTTTACATACTCAAGCCAACAATCTGTGTGAAATTCAAACAACTTTTTCTACAGGTTTAACTGCGCTAAACGGCTTAACCGCTCAAGTTCAAGGTTTTACAACAGGCACATCTGGCTCAGACTTTAATATCTCAAGTGTTACAGATGTCCATACCTTTAACCTTCCATCAGCCTCGGCTTCTGTTCGGGGTGCTTTAACATCGGCAGATTGGACTACTTTTAATGGTAAAGTAACTAGCGTTAGTGGAACATCCCCTGTAGTATCAAGCGGCGGTACAACTCCCGCAATTAGTCTTGCTTCAGGATATGGAGACACACTAAACCCATATGCTTCTAAAACTGCAAATTTTGTTTTGGCTGCCCCAACTGGAGCTTCTGGCGTACCTGTATTTAGGGCAGTAGTAGCGGCAGACATTCCAACACTAAATCAAAACACAACTGGTACTGCTGACAATGTAACCGGAGTTGTTGCTCCTGCAAACGGCGGTACAGGTTTAACATCTCCAGGGACAGCCGGAAATGTTTTATCTTCGAACGGAACAGCATGGGTGTCAACAGCCCCTGCAGCAAGTGGTGTTACAACTGGAAAAGCCATCGCTATGGCAATGATTTTTGGATAAAAAGGAACAATTATGGCAAACCCAAACATAGTAAACGTAACATCAATCTACGGTAACTCATCGTATTTAGTTCCAAGCGGAACAAGTGCAACTACTTGGACCAACCTTACACCCGCCGTTGGAACCGTAAATAAAATTGACTACATCATGGCGGCAAACGTTACAGGAACAGCTGCAACCATAACGGTTTCTATTAACAGTGCGACGGGCGGTGGCGGAACAGCATATAGAATTGCTTATCAAATTCAAGTTCCTGCTAATACTACTTTGATTGTTTCAGACAAATCTACCGCAATTTATATTGGTGAAACACAGTCAATCGTAGTAACTTCAGGAACAAGCAACGCTATTGAAATGACAGCGTCTTATGAAGCAATAACCTAAAGAGATCAGTTATGACTGATAGATTTAACGCAGGCTTTGTTAATGCAGCATATGTTGGACCTAAAGCACCCACGGCACCGACTGTAGTAACCGCTGTTAAAGGAAATACTAGCGGAAGAGTAAGTTTTTACGGAGAAAGTTCAGCTTATGGCCCCATAACTGGGTATAGAGTTATGTCAATTCCGGGTGGTTTTACGGCTACAGGTGCATCATCACCAATTACAGTAAATGGATTAACTAACGGCACATCCTACACCTTTCAAGTAACCGCAATTAATAATTTTGGTGAAAGCCCCGGAAGCATCGAAAGTAATGCGGTAATTCCTAGCCCGTATGGGCAAGAAGTTTTTTCATACCCGTACAGCGCTGCTTGGTCGTGGATTGTTCCCACAGGAGTTACTTCTATTAGTGTACTTGCTGTTGGGGCTGGAGGAGCTGGCGGATACGTTGACTATTATGCTGGTGGTGGTGGGGGGCTTAGGTACAAAAATAATATTTCTGTAACTCCTGGGCAAACAATTAATATAAATGTTTGTGGTCAAATTGGTGGTGGTTCTAGTACTACAGACACAACATTTGGTACTAACGGCACTGATGCTTTCTATTTTTATGCAGGCGCCGGTAAAAGTGGTAGACAATATCCCTACGGGGAAGGAGGCACTGGCACAACAATTGGCGCTGGTGCAGATGGTGGTGGTAACGGCGGAAATTCTACTAGCTATGGCAATTCTTGGGGTGGCGGCGGCGCTGGCGGTTATTCAGGGAATGGTGGTGACGGAGGCGTAAACGGTAACGGTCAAGCTGGTTCTGGCGGCGGCGGCGGTGGCGGCTATGGGTATAATAATAGTGCTGGATATTTTCTTCATTATCTTGGCAATGGCGGCGGCGTTGGGCTTTTAGGCGTTGGTGCAAGTGGCGGCGGTGGCTATGGCTCAGGCCCAACTACTACCGAAGCAACAAAAAACGGCGGCGGCGGCTCTGGCGGAGTTACTTCACCCAGCGTTACTTCTCCTGGCGGCCAATACGGTGGCGGTGGCGGCGGAAGTTATGTATTTAACAATAATGGTAACGCAGGCGGTGAAGGAGCAGTTAGAATTATTTGGCCCGCAACAGGACAACCATTAACAAGATCTTTTCCTTCCACAAACACAGGTGACTTGTAATGCCAACCTATAGCGGAATCTGGACCCCTACACAACAAATGCAACAAGCTGGGTCGGGAATTTGGCCTGGAGTAACTCCACCTGGGCAACAACTATATCCAGGTCAACAATATGGTAGTGGTGGGTCTACTAGTTACACTTGGGTTTGTCCTCCGGGCATAACCTCTGTTAATGTGGTTTGTATTGGTGCGGGTGGCACGGGAAGTGCGTCAGTAAATAGTAACGTTGATGCTGGTTGTGGTGGTGGTGGTTTAGGGTGGAAAAATAATATTGCTGTAACCCCAGGAACTTCATACACAGTTGCATCAGGAAATGCTTTTTACAACACTACTGGTGGTAATGGTGGAGATTCTTATTTTATTTCCACTGGTACAGTAGCTGGCCTTGGCGGTAAAAACACTAGTGGTGGCAGTGCTGGTGGTTCATACGCAGGTGATGGTGGTGGTTCTGGTGGTATGGGTGCTAATGGCGTTTTTCAATACCCCAGTAATTATTCAACAAGTGGCGGCGGCGGTGGAGCTGGCGGCTACACAGGAAATGGCGGTGCTGGCGGGTTTGGAGGTTATGGTTCTGGCGCTGGTTCCCCCGGATCATCTGGTTCTGGCGGTGGCGGTGGCGGCGGTGGCGGTGGTAATTACTATGCTTCTCCAGGATACAATGGCGGCGGTGGCGCTGGCGGTGGAGTAAGTGTTTATGGTGAAGGCGCAAGCGGTGCTGGCGGTACTGGGGGTAATTCCCCCACTGGCGGCGGAGGTGGATCGGGTGGAGGTACTGGCGGTACTCCAAGTAGTGGCCCTACTTATGCTCCTACAGCTGGTAATTATGGCGGCGGCGGTGTTTGCTCATTTTATGGATATGGTATGGGTGGTGGTGGTGCAGTAAGAATTATTTGGCAAGGCCCAACTCCTGGTACACCAAGAACATTCCCAGGGGCTTGCCCAGATGTTTAATTTAAGGAAATAAGATGGAACTTTTTATTCAAGTAGATAAAAACGGAAATGTGGTGAATCACCCAATAATGGGTAACAATTTTCGTGAGGCTTTTCCACATATTGACACTAACAACTTACCAAGTAACTTTGCTCGCTTTGAACGTGTACCTCCCCCAGTGCCAAGCCCATATGAAAAAAACCATAGAGTAAATTATCAAAAGCGCCCCGACGGTGTTTGGACAGACGTGCATACATGTGACTTAATGACAAGAGAAGAAATTACTGCACTTCAAGACCAAGTCAAAGCTAATTTTGCAGCTATTGTAGGATTTTCGTCTTGGACGTTTAACGAATTTACTTGCCGTTTTGACCCACCCGTACCATACCCAAATGACGGAAAAAAATATCGGTGGGATGAGCCAACAACTAACTGGATAGAGATAACATTATGAGTCAAAGATGGACTGGTGGAATTATTTATACAATTGTGCCAAGCACAAGCCGAGGTATTTTTACATTGACACAACAAATGCGCTATAAAAAATTAGGCATTTGGTCTTAAATTAGCAAATAAAGGTAGAAAAAAATGCCAGCTCTATTTAAAAATAATGTTACTGCAACTTTAGCAGCGTCTATTACTACTAGTGATACTACAATTGTTTTAGCTGCAGGCCTAGGTAGTTTATTTCCCTCACCAAGTGGAAGTAGCTTTTTCTATGCAACTTTATTTGATAGCGTTGGTAACTATGAAATTGTTAAGTGCACTGCTAGAGTTACAGACACATTAACGGTTGTTCGCGCCCAAGATAATACAACAGCGCAAGCTTTTCTTTCGGGCTCTGGTTGTGCTATGCGGCCAGTATCTGCTGTTTTTGATAATTTAGTTCAATTAGATAGTAGTGGCACACTTAGTGGCACACTCACCTTAAGTGGTAACAATACTCATAGCGGCAACAATACACTTAGCGGTAATAACACATTTAGCGGCACTAATAACTTTTCTGGTGTAGCTACTTTAGCTTCGCCCGTAATAACAGGTACTCCTACAGCGCCAACTGCTGCGGTTGGAACTAATACAACTCAGATAGCAACTACGGCTTTTGTTTTGGCTAACGTTACCCCTGTTGGTGGTGCTGGTGGGTTTATTTCTGTTCAGTACTTTACAACTCCTGGAGCAATTACTTGGACTAGACCAGCAGGAATAAAAAAGATATATGTGTACGTCATTGGCGGCGGCGGTCCGGGGCTTATATACAGCAGCGGCGGCGGTACTGGTGGTGGTGCTGGTGGTTGTGCAATTAAATTATTAGACGTCACATCTATAGCCTCAATTAGTGGAAATGTTGGTACTGGTGGTGTTCCCAGCGGCACTACACCTACTGCCGGAACATCTTCAACTTTTAACGCTCCAAGTGGAACAATAACTGGAAATGGTGGTGGTATTCCTTCTGCACCTGGTGGTTATCCCCAAGGTGGTACAGGTGGGTCTGCAACAGGTGGGGACTTAAATATTCCAGGTGAAACCCCAGGATCATTTTTTGGTGGTAGTACATGGGGACTATCTGGTGGTAGACCTGCATTTTTTGGAATGCCCGGAGCTGGAGGTGGCTATGGAACTGTAGGTCAAAACGGTTTATATGGCGGCGGTGGCGGTTCTGCTGGATATGGTGGTACGGCTGGCACTGGCGGCAGTGGGATTATTGTTGTCTACGAATACAACTAATTACTAGGAAAAATTAATATGATCGCACGCCTAATAGCCATTTTGTTTTTAAGCCGAGAAGTCGCTCATCGTGAGCACTTAAATACTAAGTCATACGCACAACATATGGCTTTAGGATCTTTCTACGACACAATTATTGATAATGCAGATTCTATTGCAGAAGCATATCAAGGTCGTCACGGATTAATTGGTAAGATCCCTATGTTAACTGAAACAGATACAGGTGCGTAGAACGAGTAACTGAAAAAGTTATTCAAAATGTATATACATCAATTGGTGAGTCAGTAGTCAAAAAGTTCTTTTGGGTCGTTGGCTTAGGAGCTTTATCACTTGTAACTTACTTAGCCGGTGCGGGCCACATTAAAATAGGAAGCTAGAATGAGTTATGCCAGACGATTTGGGGTTATCAGCCGGTGCTAAAGGCATCAGCGAAGGTATAAAGACTGGACGAGAAGCTGGTAGGGAAATTGGTAAGAACATCGAGGATGTTCAGAAAGAAGCAGTAGATGTAGCGAAGGAACGGGCGAATGCCAAGATTCGTGAGCGCAGAGAAGCAGAGTTTAAGAAAGAACGGGCAATATTCAAAGCCCTTGAGGAATACAAACATCGGAAGCAGATTTCGGATGAAGAGTATAAATTAAGGATAGATTTTATAAAGAAGTATGGTGCTAAAGAATGGCAAAAACTCTTGGATATTAAACAAGAAATTGAACGGCTAGAAAAAGAAGATAAGAAATACTTTGACGATGAGCTGGCAAAAGTTAAATGGGTGCAGTTCTGGTGCTTTATGGCAGCAGGCTGGATTGCGTGGTACATAGTATGGGGGAGTAAATAATGTTTCCGTTAGCCGCATTAGTTGATGTTGGGATGAAGGTACTAGATAAGTTTATTCCTGATCCAGAAGCCAAAGCCAAAGCTCAAGCTGAACTTCTTAAGATGCAACAAGAAGGTAAATTGGCAGAATTAAACGCCGATAATATTGAAGCCCAAGAGCTAACCAAACGCCAAGAAGCGGATATGGCTAGTGATTCATGGCTATCTAAAAACATCCGCCCCATGACTTTAGTATTTATTTTGATGGTTTATTCCATGTTTGCGATGATGTCGGCATGGGATATTGAGGTTAATAATAACTATGTTGAGCTCCTAGGCCAGTGGGGTATGCTGATTATGTCTTTCTACTTTGGTGGCCGCACCCTTGAAAAGATTATGGACATGAAAGCAAAGGACAAAAAGGAATGAAACTAACCCCCCATTTTTCCCTTGAAGAATTGATTGTTTCAGACATAGCCGCTAGAAAAGGCTGGGATAACACCCCAAATGAAGAAGAAATAAAAAATCTTACTCGCCTAGCTTACTTACTAGAAATGGTACGGGACGCTCTAGGAGTGCCTATTATTGTTAATTCAGCATTTCGTTCTAAGCAAGTAAACGACGGAGTAGGATCAAAAGATTCAAGCCAGCACCGTACAGGATGCGCGGCAGACATTCGAGTTCCAGGAATGACCCCCCGTGATGCATGTAAACTTATTATTGCTAGGGGTGTACCGTTTGATCAGATTATTCAAGAATTCTATGAAGAAGGTAAGCCAGGCGGATGGACACATATTTCTGTGCCTAACTCCGCTGATGGGACACCTCGAAAAAGTGCATTGATTATTGATTCTAAAGGCACTAGAATATTTAGTTAGTAGTTTTTTACATAAGGAGAATTTATTAAGGTCGAAGATTTCTCAGGAATTGTTCCTAGGACAGGCCCTACCCAAATTGAGGCTAATCAAGCGCAAAAGGCGCTTAATGTAAAACTTCAATCCCGTGAGCTTCGCTCGTGGGCAGAACCTGTTTTAGAATTTACTCCGACAACCCCAAACGTACAAACAATTTATCGTATTGATAGCCCTAGCGGATTAAAATATTGGCTAGAGTGGGCGGCTGATGTGGATATGGTTCCCGGTCCAGTTGCTGACGTTAATGAGTTTCGCTATTACTATACAGGCGACGGAGCTCCAAAAAAGACAAACTATGCATTAGCTACAACAAGCGGAGCAGGTACTCAACCCTACCCCGACGCATGGTTATATATGGGTGTTCCAGCACCAGTTGCTGCCCCTACCCTATCTGCTTCTAGTAGTACTGCACCCACAGAAACAAGAGCGTACGTTTATACGTACGTCAGCACATTTGGCACGGTTAAAGAAGAATCTGCTCCAAGCCCAGCACAAACAGTTTCAGTAAGCACGGTAGCTGGTACGACAGTTACAGTTTCTGGATTTTCAGCTGCTCCGACAACGGGCTACAACATTACACACCGCCGTATTTATAGGACTATTACTGGTGCTACTAATGTTATCTATAGTTTTGTAGCAGAAATCCCACTTGCAACAACAAGTTATGTAGATAGTTTAACTGTTGATCAGTTAGGATCTGAGCTTCCATCTTTATACTGGACGCCTCCACCTGCGAATCTACAAGGGCTTGTAGCCATGCCAAACGGAATTTTGGCAGGATTTATTGGAAATCAGATTTACTTTTCAGAGCCTTATTATCCACACGCATGGCCTGATATTTACTCTCTTACAGTGGATTATCAGATTGTTGGGCTTGGGGTTTATGAAACCACATTAGTTGTTCTAACTACAAGATTCCCATACCTTATTTCAGGTGTATCCCCAGCATCTATGACGCAGCAAAAGCTGCCAATCCCCCAACCATGTGTATCTAAAAAGTCTATTGCTTCAGATCAATATGGTGTGCTTTATGCTTCTCCTAACGGATTAGTTTCCTTAGGATCTGGTAGTCAAGACGTTGTAACTGTACCTCTTTATACCCGAGACGAGTGGCAACTACTAAATCCAGAAACAATTGTTGGTACGATTTATAACAATATGTACATGGGTTTTTATTTACCTGACGGGGGTACTCGTACCGGTTTTGTTCTATCTAGGGGTGATATACCTCCATTAGTAAATTTAGATTTTCCAGCTCGTTCTGTATTTGTAGATAGAAGTATTTCTGATGTTTTTGCTGTTAGTAATACAGATAACAAAGTTTATAAGTTAGATGCTTCTACTCTTAACTTTACGACTTTTGAGTGGTTGTCTAAGAAATTTGTTATGCCTAACCCTTTAAACTTTGGGGCTATGAAAGTTCAAGCAAATTTTACTTTTATGGACGATTTAGCTGCTTATAATGCGTACGTAAATGCTTTAAAGGCCGCAAACGCTGCATTATTTGCTGGTAACGTGCAAGGGCAGTTTAATAGTGGGTATATTAATCAGTATGAGTTTAACGGTAGCTTACTTGTTAATATTCCCCCACTAGGGGCAACTCGCTTTATTACTGTAATTTTGTACGCAGATGGAGTTCAAATTTTTCAAAAAGATATTTTAAATCAAGAACCTTTTAGGCTTCCTGCTCTTCAAAAAGGGTATGTATATGAAATCCGAATTTCGGGAAATACCCCCACTAGGATGGTTGCATTAGCTAGCTCAATTGGCGAACTTAGAGAGATTGCTCCGTAATGGCTTTTAGAAAACCAGGTATTCCTGCGGTTAATACTACTGATAGAACTTTAAATCAGGCAATTGCAGCCATTAAGGAAAACATAGAAACAATCAACGGCGCTCGGCTTGGTATCGGAGAAATTACAACTTTGAACAGCACAGCGTCTTTGAGTGATGTAATTAGTAAGGTAAATGAGATAATTATTAGATTGAATGCATCCGGACAGTGATTTACAATAGGGTGCATATGTGGTATATAGGTGAGTAAACCCAATGAAAACAGCTATTTATGGCCAAGAAGATAGGATAATCCCCTGGGTCGGTTCTAGGATCGACGAAGACGATTTTGGTAAGGCTGTGGCAATTGGGTTAGAAGAAGATGGTGAGTTAATTGCTGGTGTGGTGTTTAATTTGTACACAGGACCATCAATTATGATGCATGTAGCAGCAGTACCAGGTAGGCGATGGATGACTAAAGACTACCTATATCGTTGTTTTGCTTATCCTTTTTTGCAGGTAAAATGTTACAGAATCACAGGGCTTGTTAGAGAAGACAATTTAGACGCACAAAGGTTTGATGAGCATCTTGGATTTAAACGAGAAGGTTTGATTCGTAAAGGTGCTAGCGATGGAAGTAATTTTATTTTATATGGCATGCTAAAAGAAGAGTGCCGATGGCTGGAGATTAAGCGATGAGATACGACTTAGAATCGATGCTACCCGAGCGGGCGTTTTCCCCCCGTGGTGGGTCTGGGCCTTTTGCCCGTGGCATGACACTTGAAGGTGGTGGTAAAGGCGGTGGCGGAGCCAGTGTTTCTGCTCCTGCTCCAGATCCCAATATTGGTATTGCTCAGCAAGAAATGGCTAAGATTTCTAGAGAGTACTTAGATAATTGGAAAAATGATGTTTGGCCTAAAATAAAAGAACAGGCGGAAAAACAAGACGTACGAGCAGATGAGCAGTTTGCTTTAGATAGAGAACTCCAAGAAATGCAGATTAGTTCTGCTAAAAAAACCATGGAAGAGTTTGAAACAAAAGGCAAGCCAATGCGTGAAAGCATTTATAAAGCTGCCACCGACTATGATACAGACGCAAATCGTGAGCGTATAGCTTCCGAAGCCCTTGGCGATGTTAAATCTGCGTTTGGTATTAAGGCAGCCGATGAGCAGCGTCGTTTACAGTCTTTTGGTATTGACCCAACATCTGGTCGTTCTGTATCTACAGGTAATGTTAACTCTATTATGGAAGCTGCGGTTGGTTCTGCGGCTGCTAATCGTGCCCGTACTGCGGCTGAGCAGTTAGGATGGGCTAAGAAAATGGATGCAATTGCTCTATCTCAAGGTCAATTTGGTAATCAAGTTTAGGTGGAGCGGCTATTACAGCTTACTAATGAAAGATTTTTTTAACCGTCATGAAAAAGTAGCCTTGATGTTTTCAGGTGGGCGTGATTCGCTTGCTTGTTTGCACCTAATAAAAGACTATTTGGATAAAACGATTCTTATTTGGGTTAATACAGGCGCAGCGTTTCCAGAAATTATTGAAATGATGAAAGTAATTCGTAGCTCTGTACCTAATTTTCTTGAAGTCCAAACTGACCAGCCAGCTTCTATAGCAAAACACGGCTATCCTGCTGATATAGTTCCAATTTCTTATTCTTCATATGGTCAAGCTTGTACTAAAAGTAAACCAATTAAAATTCGCAGTTACATGGATTGTTGCCACGACAACTTTTGGAAGCCAGCTGATGATATAGCTAGAAAACTAGGAGTAACAGCTATTATTCGTGGACAGCGATCTGATGAAGCTCATCGTTCTCCCTTTAAATCAGGTGATACTTTTGATGGTATTGAATACTATTTCCCCATAAAAGACTGGGATAATAGTAAAGTAACTAAGTTTTTAGAAGCAAATAATGTAGAAATTACTGAGCGTTTGAGCATGGCTCATTCGTCTTTAGATTGCTGGAATTGCACTGCTTATTGTGGGGATAGCAAAGAACGCATGAAGTATATTAAAAAGTTTCACCCTGAAAAACATAAAGAAGTAACGAGTATTATTAGACAAATTAGCCAAGCTGTAGCACTTGACATGGCTGGAATCCACGAGATATTGGAGATTTAAATGGGAATGAACTGGGGAGCCTTTGCTGGCGCAGTAGCAGAATCTGGAGTAAAAGCTTATGAGCGTGCAGAAGATATAAGACTTAAACAGTTACAACGTTCGCAGCTTGAAAAAGACATTGCTGAGAAAGAAGCACTCGATGCTGCATGGCGTCAATCTCAAGCTAGAGTAGGGCAATCTGATGATTACACTCAAGCCCTAAAAACCGGTGGCGAAATTGGTACGCAACAAGCTCAGATGCTTTCTAATCAAGGTGCTCTAGCAGGTAATACCGCTGAAGATCAAGCTTTTGAAAGAGATGCTGCTGCATCTGCGGTCGGTGCAATGCGTCAAAACGCTCAATATATGAAATCAGGCGAAACTAAAGAAACTCGCAGATATGATTTTGAAGCACCTGCTGAAGGGGAAAGACGACCTCAAGCTGCCCTTCCTGCGATGAGCCCTACTGAGTATACAAAAGCTAGAGGCATGGAAGACTATGTAAAAGCTGCCGGTCAGATTAGCCGTAAAGGTACATTAGAAGCTATTCAGCTAAAACAAGTTGTTCGTCAATCTGAAAACGAAGACAAATTTTTTAAGAGCCAAGAAAAATTAAATGATGATTTAGCTGCTATTCAAGGTGCTGCTGATTCGTTTGGTTTAAAAGGTGTTTATGATGTTGCCTCTAAAAACGGTCTGAAGAACCTAAAGTTTGTAGAAGGTAAAAATGGTGTTGGTAGCCGTATTCAAGTTCTTGGTCCTAAAGGTGATGTTTTAGAAACTATAAGTGACTCAAATAGTGCCGTAAGTAAATTGTCTGAAGCAGCAATGAATCGTTTTATGACCCAGTCTGTAAACCTTTTAGGCTCGCCAGATAAAGTTATTGCTTATATGCAAGGTGAGCGCCAGATAGGACTCAAAGAGCGTGAAGTTGGCATTAAAGAGAAAGAAGCCGCTGATAAAGGTGATTACTATAAAGGTTACGCAGAGTATTTACGTAGTGGCGGAAAATCAAAAACTGATAGTGCAAAAGCTCGTGCTGAAGAATATGCTGACATGCTTGTTGAGTCTCAAGAAATTAATCCTAAGACAAATAAGCCATATACTCCAGCAGAAGCTAAAAAGTATGCTATTGGTTTGGTATTAAAAGCTCCTGAAACTAAAGGAATTGTTGTTAACTCAGATGGTTCTGTAACTGCTAACGGACAGCTTTTTGTACCAGATCCTAATAAAGCGGGTAAGTTTATTCCCGCCACGGGGCTACCAGGTGGGGCATCTAATCCAGTTGTTGACGCATTTAAAAATTTTAATGGTAAGCCTCCTCCTGGTGCAAAATTACCACCTAAAGCAATACCAGACGATACAGATAGAAACATCGCATCTTCAATGATGCCTTAAAGGATTAATACAATATGTCTTTGTTTGACGATATTCGCCAAGCAGCACCATGGGCTAAAGACCTAACTGATCGACAGATCTTAGATAAAGGGGTCGAGCTAACTGGTCTTTCCCCCATGGAAGTAGCAGGCTATTTAGGTATATCCGAAAAACGAGGTGTATTAGGCGCAGCTAACGATTATGTTATTGAGTTTGGAAATGCTGTAGCATCTTTACCCAAAGCAGCTATTGATCTAGTAAAACCAGGCACAGAAACTTCTGCTGCTATCGGTCGCTTTATTGAAGAAGGTGAAAAGAAACAATCACTTACTGCAGCCGAAGCTAAGTATCAACTTGGTCGTTCAATGCAGTCCGAAGACTTAGGTGAACAAGCCGCAGGTGCATTTAAATATGTAAAAGAAAATCCTTTATTAGCCGCATCCCAAGCAATTGGTAGTTTTGTTGGCCCAGGTGCCGCAATTAAAGGTGGAAGAATGATAGGTGGCGCCCTTGGTCTAACCGAGAGAGGTGTTGCCCGAGCTGGTTTAGCTGGCGGTAGTACTGCCGGTGGTGTTCTTGCAGGTGGTGATGCGTCTGGCGATGCTTACCAAATGGTAATGAATGCTCCTGAACTACAAGACTTACCGATTGAAGAGCGTGAGCAGATTGCCACCCGTGCAGCTAGAGGTGCAGCCCCACTACCATTTATTATTGGTGCAGCGTCAGGTTTAGTTGGTGCTGATAAAGCATTTGCCGCTGGTACAAAAAGCATATTAAAAACAACTGCAGCTGAAGCAGGCTCAGAATTTGTTGAAGAAGGTGTTACTAAGTTATCTGCTAACCTTGCCGCAGGTGAGTTTGCTCCTACTATTCAGCCTTTAAGTGGTGTTATTGGCTCAGCTACTTTAGGTGGTTTATTGGGCGGTGGTACTGGCGCCGTTGTCGGTACTTTAAATAGAGTTACTGCACCTAATAGTCTATTGCCTGGCTCTACTAACATCAGTACTGGTGAGGGTAAAACCCCTGACGAAAATGCTATTAATAAAGCTATTGACGCTAATAGCTCAGAAATTCTGGTCGGCCCACCCCCAAGAGAAGCATTAGTTGGCCCACAACCACCTGAGCAAGCCGGCCCACCCGTACCATCTTCAGCACAAGTTGCTGCAGCGCAGCAAGCGCAAGCAGCCCAAGTAGCACAACAACAAGCTGCTCAAAAACAACAAGAAACTCAAGCTGCATTTGACGAGATTTCCTCTACCTATGGTGTACAGCCAACTCAAGTAGCTGGTCGTTATAACATTGCAGGGAAAACACTATTTAGTCAGGCTGATGCAACTAAGTTTTTGGCAGAGCTCGACGCACTTAATAAAGATAAGACCCCAGAGCAAAAGTCGCTTATTGGCGCAACTCTATCTTCTGGTGCTGTAAAAGTACCTCTTAAGTCTACTGCCAAGGCTGTTAATGCTGCTGCAGTTAAATTCTTATCTGAGTGGGGTATCGATACTTCGGCAGATAAAGCAGAAGCTGCCGAGCGTGCAGAGGTTTTAATTAGTACTTTGGAAGGCCCAAAAGCTTTGAAAGAAGCCGATGAGCTCAACAATTTTTATAAGGCTTTAACTGGTAAGGATGCACCAGCTTTTGTAGCCCTTCAGCAATTAGCATCCGAAACAAACACAACTAAAGGAGCAAAAAATGAAAAGCAGCAATTGCGAGTGCCTACCGGGGTGGGAGCAGTACCAGAGCAAGGAAGAGCAGCAGAAACAAGCGGTGGACTCGTTGGGCCTGTACGACCCGACCAAATTCGACCCGTCGGGACAGGAAGCAACCTTATACTCCCGAGTACAGTCCAAGATGTCGGACCAGGAAGTGTACGACCACGGGTTGAGCCCAGTACCAGTGGGGGCGATAATGCCATTCCCAGTGTTGGGCAAGAGCAAGAAACGCAAGTAATTCCTGACGACCGCCTAGAGGCAATTGAGAGAATTAGAACGATTGTTAATTCAGCGTTCGGTACTCGTGATGGCGGTATTGTTATGGAATACCTTACAGGGGAAAAGACCTCTGTACAGATTGCGGATGAGTATGGTGTATCTGATGCTCGTATTGCTCAAATTGCTGGGCCAAAAGCTCAAGAGACTTGGGGTGCTCGTATTTTTGAAGCGGCTAAACGCCTAGGTTATACAAAAGATCAAATTTATAACCTAATGGTTGTAGCTACGGCTGAAACTGAAGCTGCTACTGAAGCCGAAACACTTACTGAGCAAGACTTAGACTTTGAAGCTGCGGCTGCTCGTGAGGCTGCTGTATCAGATGAGGCTGGTCCATCCATGGCTGAAGATGCTGCTATGGAAGCTGAGGGTGAGCAGACTTTAGGTCGTGAAGAAACTACCGAAAAAGAAGGTGGTGGTGCTTCTGGATTTAGAGTATTTAACCCACAAGAAAGCGGAGCTACTGAACTTGAGGATGCATCGGCTGCAAACAGAACTTATCAGAAGTTTAAGAAGCAGGGTTTACAGGCTTTAAAAGACTTTGAACTCAACAACTTAGCTATTGATGAGCGTATTACAGACGCAGAAATTCAAGCCATTGTTAAAGAAATTAACCGCCGCGAAGAGATTCGTATTGGTAAAGGAGAAGAGAAAAATGCCGTTCAAAAGCGAAGCACAAAAGGGGTTCCTGTACGCAAACAAGCCGAAACTGGCAAGAGAGTTCCAAGCAAAGACACCGAAAGGGTCGAAGCTGCCACAGAAGATGAACAAGCCGATGAAGAAGTCAGCGCGAGGACGCTAGAAGAAACAGCACGAGAAGAGTGGGACACTAAAGCTGAGCAGTATGGGCTACCTACTTACGACGAGCTATCTCCAGAAGTACAAGATGATTGGCAAGCCTCAGTAGAAACTGGTAATACAAAACTTGCCGACATGAATATTGTCTTTGAGCGCAATAAACCAGAGTTTTCTAAAGCTGTTGAACGTGGCGAAAGTTCCAACGCTGAAGAAATACGCCAAGAGTTAAAAGACTTTATTGGTGGTGAAAATCTTCGTCGTGTAGAAGTCTTCCAGTCGGTAAAAGACTTGCCTCTTGACGCTAAAATTGCAGCCAATCCTAAAGCCGGTGACCAAGCGTTTGTTTGGAAAAATAAAGCATATTTGATTGCAGATAATATTAAGCCAGGCACAGCACGTGCTGTGTTTATGCACGAAGTAGGCTCACATTTAGGCATCCAAAAGATGCTTACAGAGAAGCAGTTTGACTACTTAGTAGATACTGTTCTTGAGTGGGCTAAAAAAGATGACGGTTCTATTGAGTCAGTAATTGCTAAAAAAGCGTTAGAGCGTTCTACAGGTGTTGAAAATGAACAAGCTAATACAGAATTAATTGCTTACTTTATAGAAGAAGCTGTATTACACGACATAGACCCAACCGCTACTAAACCTGATACCCAATTAGGCCGTTGGTTCCGTACTTTGTGGGCTGCATTTAAAACTGCAATTCGTCGTTTGAATACGTTTGATCCTGACAAAATTGACGCTCAGGACATTATTAATATTGCTTATGGTGCCGCACGACTAGAAATAGGTGGCACATGGCATGGTACTGCAGCCTCATTCCGTAGATTTGACCAAAGATTTATGGGTACTGGAGAAGGTGCTCAAGCTTTTGGTTGGGGTACATATCTTGCTCAAAAAGCAGGAATTGCATATCAGTACTGGAAAACTGATGTTAAAAACAAAACTAAAGATGTAGGCTATCGCTACAAAGGCCGGTCTGTTAGAGACCTGCGTAGATCAGTTATGGCTACTTTTAGTAAAACTGGTGATGATATTGAGACAAACGTAGCTCTTGATGTTATACGACGCATGAAAAGTCCTGTATCTGCCATGATGGGATTATCTGTAAAAAATCCAACTGTTTTGCAAGCTATTAAAGCTGAAATTGAAAGCTGGCAAAAACGTATCGACAATAATGATATTGGTACCAGAAGTGGTACAAATCAGCGCTTTATTGATGCGCTAAACAAGCTAAATCCAATTGATTTTTCTACAGCTACTGAAGGCGTACCTGGTAATTTAATGCGGGTGGATATTAATGCTCGTCCAGAAGAGCTTCTTGATCTTGATAAGAAGGTTAAAGATCAGCCATATATCTACAACATTTTAAAAAATCTTCCTGACGACCAAGCTATGGTTATTGAGGCAGCTTTAGGTAATGCTGGAGTACTTTTAGAAGAAGCCACAGGACATGACCTTTATTTTGGTATAAAAGCTCTTGCTTTAGGTGATCCACGATGGTTAGTTAAAGCTGTAAAAGACAAAGAAGTATTAGCTTCTGGACAACAAGCTCAACGGGTAGTGTCTCAGTTTTTGTATGAACAAGGTATTAAAGGTAATCAATTTAAAGATGCCACATCTCGTAAAAATACATCGGAAGAAAGAATTACCAAAAACATCGTCATGTTTAGCGACGAAGACATCTTCCGTGCTTTGTCTTTAGTTGGTGCTGACACAGAAAAAGTACAGTTCTCCAAAGCAGGTTTAAATGCCGCACGTCAAACAGCAGCCCAGCAGGTAGCAAAACTACCCAAGCCAATCCGTGGTCCATTACAAGCAATTACCGATAACATCATTGACTTTGCTAAGAAGGGCTTACCATTTGCTGCATTTACCGAAGATTTGGCTGACTTAGCATCTAAATATCTGCCATCGGCAAAACGCTATGTTCAGTTGGTAAAAGCCCAGCAAGCAATTAGGACTTCTCTTGAGCGTCGTATCGATAAGATTTTGCAACAGTATGATGCCTTACCAAATGAGGTAAGGGGTGTTGGCGAGAATAGCGTAAACGCATTTATTAAAGACTCAACCATGAAAGGTGAGTGGGGTTATGACGCTAACATTAAGGGTTCGAAGATTGACCCAGAGTTAAAAACTCGTTTTGAAGCATTCCCTGTAGTAGCCCAAAACCTTATTAAAGAAGTCTTTGATCATGGGCGCCAGACGCTAAAGGCAATGCAAGATGCGGTTATTAACAACATCAATACCGAATACGATGCATTAATTGCTGCAGCGCAAAAAGCCGGTGATGTTACTGAAGTAGCCGAACTTACTAAGAAAAAAGCCAATTCGTTAGCTGAATACAGAACTTTGATGCGTATGGGAAATAAAGGTCCTTACGCTCCACTTAAGCGTTTTGGTAATTATGTAGTTGTTGGTCGTTCACAGGCATACCTAGATCAGGAAAGCATTAGGGATAACCCCAAGTCTGCCCCTGACCAAATAGCCGACACCCAAGACAGCAACACTACTGACAAGTCTGAACGAACGATTAATCGCTTACTATCCGATCTTCATTTAAGCCTGTTGTCTGAGCAGTCTGCTCGCCAGTCTGAGAAGCGTCGCCGTAAGATTGCCGGTGCTGAAAAAGATATGATGCGTGCATTTGCTACGCAAGGCCGTGCTACAGCCCACTTTATCTCGTCTTTAGAGAATTCTGAAGAGATCTATGACTCTTTACGGGATATGAAAGAGGAAGCCAGAAAAGGCACAGAAGGTACTCGAGCAGAACGTAGCCGGTACTACAACGAGTTTATGAAGCGTCATGTAATGGGGCTAGACTACGAGCCATCGCCATTTATTGATAAGGCTTTAAATACGACTTCTGTATGGATGTTACTAACTAACCCATCCTACTATTTACAGAACATGACTCAGCCATTCATGATGTCCTTGCCAGTAGTCGGTGCTAAGCATGGCTACGATAAGTCATGGAAAGAGTTTACTCGTGCGTATACTGATATTGCCAGCGTTATTCGTAGGCATGGTCTTGGCGAAGACAGTTATAACAAGCTGCCACAGGATGTTAAGGATGTTGTCGAAGAACTGGTTAACCGGGGAAGAATTGACATTAGCCTGGAGCAGGACTTAGGACGCTGGAGATCTACTGAAGACTCTAAGTTAGATAAGTTTGGTCGTGCTACTGAATATCTCCGTGGGATTGCCCAAGACATTGAATCCATTAACCGTGTAGCAACTGCAGTGGCTGCGTACCGTCTTGAGGCTAGAACTAACAATAAAGCCAATGCTATTAACTACGCTGACAGCATAATCTACAGAACCCATGGTGACTACAGTGGATTTAATGCTCCACGTATTAGTCGTAAAGGTTTAGGTCGTTTAGCTACCCAGTTCCGTAAGTTCCAGCTTATCCAGCTAAGCCTGATGGCTCGCTTATTTAACGACGCATTTGCAGGTCAAGATGCAGATACCCGCAGAATTGGTCGCCGCGCCCTGATGTTTACAATTGGACATACCGCAGCTATGGGCGGGGTAATGGGATTACCAGGGTTTGCGGCTCTATCATTCCTGTATGGTCTGGTCTTTGGAGATGAGGATGAGCCTGATAACCCAGAGTTGGCTATGCGTCGGGCTATTGGCGATGATACCCTTGCAGACTTAATAGTTAAGGGTGTGCCTGCAGCTTTGGGTGTAGACCTTTCGGGCAAGCTCGGTATGGGTCAGATGCTCTCAATCCTGCCATATACAGATATAGACTTTAGCCGTAGGGGTGTTGCCGAAGCAGGCTTTGCCCTAATGACCGGCCCATTCGGTGGTTTAACCCTTAAAGCCGCTGACGGCATATCATTAATGGGTCAGGGGGACTACTACAAGGGCTTAGAGCAGCTTATGCCTACCGGTGTAGCCAATGCCATGAAGGGCTATAGATTTGCCACTGAAGGGGTTACATCACGTAGAGACGATGTACTTATCCCAGCAGAGGATATTAGCTTTGCCGAAGCATTTATGGCCGGAATTGGGCTACCTACTAAGCAGTTGACCGATAAACAATTTTTACAAAATGCCAAGTTTGAGTACGAGAAGTTTTATAATGATAAGGCCAGCGAAATCAAACGTGCGTATGCACGTGCGTATAGAAGTGGAGTGGGTCTATCAGATGCACGAAATGATTGGGAAGAACTACAACAGTCAAGAGTTCGTAATGGATTTAAAAGACAATCGTTGTCAATACTACTGAAAGCTCCACAAGAACAAGCTAAACGTGAAAGAAGTGTAGTTGGCGGGGTACAAACTAACAAGGCTAATCGTGGCTTTGTTCGCCAAACATCGGAGCTATAAATGAACTTGCCAAAAGTATTACGAATCGTCGGAAAGAACTATGCAGTAATTCAAACTGAAACTCCCATGGTCGACGATTGTGGGCAATGTGACGATAACAAACAAGAGATTAAGATCTCCCAAGGTATGGCTCATGACTTAGAAAGAGATACCTTATTGCACGAAGCCATTCATGCTATTGACTATTGCATGCAACTAAATATGTCCGAGAAGCAAGTCTGCGGTATGGGGACTGCGCTTTATGCACTTCTAGGAGATAATCCGGACTTACTCAAGTACTTGATGGCTAAGCCAAAAAAGATTACAGTAAGCACTCGTACCGCAGTTGCGGCCAAAAAACGTACTATCAAAAGGAAAAGTAAATGAGCGATCCACAAGGCTTAAAAGCAATTCATACTGAGACAACCGGAACTTTAGTTACCGGCGCATTCTATTTAAAGGGCGTAACCTTTTTATCTGGCGGTACTGCTGGGGATATTATTTTCCGTGACGGCGGTGCAGGTGGTACTGTTCTTGTACAGTTTAATATTCCAGCAAATACAAACAATTCTGTGCCTATACTTATCCCTGCAGCGGGGCTTTTATTTGAAACTAATCTGCATGTAACACTCCCAACGTCTGCAAAAGTAACTGTTTTCTATGGTAAATAATCATGGCAAAGACACCAGCATGGACTCGTAAAGAAGGCAAGAACCCTGAAGGCGGCTTAAATGCTAAAGGCAGGGCTTCTTACAACGCAGCAAATCCAGGCAAACCAGGACTTAAACCACCTGTGTCGGCTAAGGAAGCTGCTAAATCCCCTAAGTCTGCGGCAAGACGCAAGTCATTTTGCGCCCGTATGTCTGGAATGCCGGGTCCAATGAAAGATGAAAAGGGTCGCCCAACTCGTAAAGCTCTATCGCTGAAGAAATGGGATTGCTAAATGGCTACCAAACCAAAGTCAAAGGTTAATGCAGCAGGTAACTATACCAAGCCTGAACTTCGTAAACGAATTGTTTCTCAAGTAAAGTCTGCTGCAGTGCAAGGTACTGGCGCTGGTAAATGGTCGGCACGTAAGGCACAGTTAGTGGCTAAGAAATATAAAGCTGCTGGTGGGGGGTATAGAGATTGAAAGCTCCTCAGAAGTCCCTAAAAGATTGGACAGAGCAGAAGTGGCGAACCAAATCAGGTAAGCCATCAAGTAAGACAGGCGAAAGATATTTGCCTGAGAAAGCAATTAATGCTTTAAGTCCAGCAGAATATGCTGCAACTACAAAAGCAAAAAGAGAAGGTAAAGCTAAGGGCAAGCAGTTTGTAGCCCAACCTAAAAAGATCGCAGCTAAGACTGCTAAATACCGCTAGGAGGTAATATGATTGACTTTATTGAAAAACAAATGGAAGCCTCAGATCGTATGTTCAAGATGATGTTTGATGACCATATGGAACGATTAGAAGGACTGCAGATGTGGGCAAACATGAACGCTAGCTTAATTAAAAAGCTAGAAGAACGTGATGCTGAAATTGAAAGATTACGAGCTAAGCTATTAGCTTTTGAAACAGCAGAAACCCTTTAAAGGAAAATATATGTCTATTAATCTGTACTTGATTAAGGGTGTAATGTTTGGATTTGAGATGGTCGAGACTGAAGACCTGGAAAGGTTTGTCGTATTTGACCTAGGGATACTTCGAATATATATCGAGTATTAATGAAAAGACCCCCGCCGAAGCGGGGGTTAAGTTTTACCACAGGAGACTAACATGGCAGTGTTAGCCCCTACATAGTAACCTAATTATTTACAGCTGTGTCATTAGACTGTACAGGTTTTAGCGTGTGTACGGTTAATTTTGGTACTGATGAGCTACCTGATTGCATCTTTTCGTAATCAAGAACTATACAACGTGTGTTTCCTGTAGCTACCTTAGTACCTCTACCAATCGTAAACTTCTCTTTCCATTCAACTACAAAGCCAGCTTGATGTGCATATGACATCATGTTTTTAAAGTCTACCCGCTGGAGATCACACCAGTCAAGAACTTCTTTACGACATAAGAACAACTTGCCAGCTAATGGATTGTCTTTGGTATTGGAGTTGCCTGTAATATACCGACCAACTGGAGCATGACTACTACTGTACCTGATGTCTTCCGGGCCCCGACCGTCACGTGCATCACGATATTCAACTGTCGTAATAACCCGAGGAGATAAGTCTGTAACCATACGGTTCAAGCCTTCTTCAGGAGTAATCGTATTCCGCTCATTAACAATCTCTGCTAAATCATGGAATAGACCCATTGCAAATTCGTATAGTCTTTCTAAATTAAATTCAGTAATATTTAACTTATTTGTAATCTCCATCGCAGTCATTGAGCAAACTGCATGAGCTCTATACAGACGATACTTAAGATCAGGAATGTCTTTCTCAATACGCTTGCCCCACTTCGCCATAAGTTCAAGGACATCTTCGATATGAGTTACGACATACTTTACAAACTCTTCGCCCGCAGCTCCCATATTTAGTTCAATCTGTTTCATGGCGGCAGTGACTTCGCTTCCTTTTAGGTCGCTCATCTGATACTGATCCATACGAATCTGAATTAAACGAACTGCTTCTGCTTGGGTGTCACCCCTCGTGGCAAGGATTGAATGTAAATCTGTATTTGCTGTTACAAAAGGACACATAGCCCAACTACCTGAAGTAGCCATACGAGTTCCGTTATTACCACGGCTAACAGTCAAGCGGTCTTTTTCTTCGCCTAATGATACGGTGTAGGCAAGCTGGGAAAACTCTTCAGCATCAATATGGGTAAGTTCGTCAAACAAGAATGGGATGTTGTTGTATGTACCCATCCGAGCATTACGTGCGTTTAATGTAGCACCTTTGTCGGTTTTAATGGTCATCTTATCTGCGTTACCAAACGCATACAGAACTGCTCTACATAAGGTGGTCTTACCTTTTGATGTATTTGCACCAGTCAAAGCAAACAGTAAACCTTTGTACAACGAATCCCCAAATGGTGTCAGGATAGAACCAAACCCCGAAGCAATCGCATACTGCCGATACTCAAGCCCTGGTTTGTTGTACAAAAAGTTCAATGCTTTTGCGTAGCCGTTTGTAGTACCCCGTGGTGGTGGGAACGAAGACTCTTTATCTTTAGCATAGCCACCGATAAGAACTTTACGGATTGTTCCATCTCGATGATATAAACGATCACCAATTAAGAATGACTGAAGATCCTCTCGCCAACCAAAGTTGGTCATGGTGTTTAGTTCTTCAGCTTCGCCTTTCAGCTTTTCTAAATAGTGTCTTAGATATGCAGTCATATGATTAGGTGCATCTTTTGTTGTCAATGGGAAAAGTTCATATTCGCCTAACCCATCTAGTAACTTCTGAGTTGAAGCCAGTAGATTAGTATCAATAGTAAATTCACGAGTTCTATTATCAGGCAAATGTAACCTAAGTCTAAGGCTGAAAGTATCATCTTCTTTTTTCACTCGATGGACAGGATAGAATAAATTAGGAGCAAATGGGAAAGCATGCCAAATATCATCTTTATCTTGCATGTAACGAACCATCTGACCATTCTCATATTTATAGTCTTTTGGGAACTCAGGAATCTGAAACTCCATGGTTTTACCATCGACTTGGGCTTCTACAACTAATTCTTTCTGTTGCTCAACAACTCGACCCAATACCATCGGGGTAGTAATCTTGCCTTTGTGTGAGCACCCTTCGCAACCTTTTGGATTGCATTTAGAGAAAAACTCACATGTAGAAGGCGGGGTATTCCAAGAATCAAACTTGTATTGTGTGTCCTCATACGTATAGTTTGGATGACCCGCGCTCCATTCATGGGCTAATTCTGAACCTTCGGTACAGTGCTTGATAATTCCAATTACACCTCTCCACTGCTCGTAGCTAACATCGCCACGCATATCCCGCATCTCGGCAACCTGATTACATTTCTTAGCAATCTCAATCGCTGATGTGGGCATACTTACTGGAGCATGTGCAAGTAGATCGTCGTTGTCTGCGTCAAATTTTTGGACTGGCTTTTCTACTTTAATGTCTTGCACAAGACTTTTAATCTTTTCGGCAAATTCACTAGGATCAATTAAGTCAGTTGTCTTTTTGCACACGACTTCTTTTGGCTCGCCCTTTTTATGGAAAGAACCAACTGGTCTAAGAATAGATGCAAAGTCTGCGGTACGAGATGGATCGACTAAAAGACCATGGTGGTCAAACAGCGCTTTGATTGCAAAAGCCATTCTCTGCCATGTGGCTGATGGGATTGCTTTAGTAAGTGGCCAATAACAATGAACTCCGTTACCAGAGTCCACAAACATCGGTGCAGGAAACCCTGTCTGTTTGCAAAAACCTACGAGTGCTTCAGCGGCTAACCTTTTTGTGGCATACCCTTTACCTTCGTCTGCTTTGTCTTGCCCGCAGTCAATGTCACACCAAAATGCTTTGGCTTTGTCCCAGTTTTCAGACACCCTATATTTCTTTTTACCACCTACATCAACAGACTTGTCTTTATATGAAGAGCATGCATGATAGGTAGTCCATGTTGGGTTTTTCTGTTCGATCTCAGCCACGGCATGAGCCATATCCTCAAGACTTGTAAAAGCCTTGTGTGCTGGTGCTTTACTACCCGGTTTAAATATTGCGAGGAAATAAGTTCCTTCGGCGGGTAATATCGCCTTGAAAAACTCAAGGGTGCTCATTTAACCTCCTGGAGTTGCGATGCGAGTTTGGGTTGCTTGAACTCCGATTTCGATTGTCCTGCTAATATGCTGGCCGACAACCTTTGTTAATTCTTCTGCTTGAATTGTGTTCTCAACTGAATCAACAATTAATCTGCCAATTAATTCTGATAAACCTAGGAGGATCTCTCCACGATTAAATCCTTTATCTGCCAATATGCGACTTGCTTCGATAACAACGCCTGCTACTTTTCTCTGTTCTATTTGTACATTCATTTATAGCTCCTATATAGTTTCGGTCTCTCCCGAATGTCACGTCTTCAGCAGATTACCTTTGACGTTAAGGCTAGTTCCCGTGAAGGGAGGGAGGACATTAGGGGCTGCTGCGCCCCACCCATCTGCAATAGGTCTATGCAACAATTAATCGTCGAAGTTTAAGTCGTCTAGGTTTAATCCACTAACATCAACCTCAGCAACCTTTGCTTTAGCCTTTGGTGCAGGTTTTGCCTCAACAGGTTCTGCTTCAGGTTCTTTCGGTGTAATCGCTGGATATACAGCCTTACTTGTTGCTTTTGCTTGCTCGATTGCTTTCTCAGCAGGTTCGGCAGGTTCAGTTGTAAAGCCAGGGCCAAGAATATTCTTAACCACATCACTGCTTGCAACTTGTGCAACTTGAGTAAACGCTTCTTCTGATAGTAAACCGATTGGCTTAAATGTCAGCTTGGGTGTTGGTGACTCAAGTTCAAAAGCAATCTTCGTAACGACCATATTGTACGACACACCTCGCTTGGCGCAAGCCTGACCTAACTCGCCTAGTGAGCGAATAGATGCGGGTGGTACACGTAGTAGCATTGGGTCGTTAATCAAAGATGGGGATGATATAGCGATACGCACGCTATCCTGACATGCCTTGCCCTTACCACCGTTATCTCCGATCTTGCTACCCCACTGATTATGTGGGCATACTGCACAAGACTTGGCTTGAGGTGACTTAGAACTTGGATCAGGTTTGTCTCCATGATTGGAGAAGCAGTCAGGCTTTTTAGCCTCACCACCCTCAGAGTACCCGCTAGCATAGAACACTTTTGATGTTCCTTTGTTTGCCTTGACAATAATTACGTCAATTGCTGTGGCAGGACTATCGGGGTCTTTGGGATTTGGTAAAACTTTACGATCATCACCCCGCACTACGGTAAATAATTTACCTTTAATGCTCATAATGGGGAAGCCATTACTTGCGTGGGATGTAAGGTCTTGATTTAATTCAGAAACATTTGATGCTTTAATGTAAGCGGGTAAATTACCCGACTCAAAGGGGACTATATTAGTCATAAGTGCCATTTCTCCTGTTGGGTTACTAGGTTACTACGATCTGCGAATATTGACAACACGTTCTTCACGATAATTTACACCGGGAGGAATGTCGCCATTTGCTGCTTTATATTGCTCTACTGCAAGTTTTGCAACTCGCTTTTCAAGCAATGACCACTCTTGATTCTCGACCACGTAATTCATAAACGTCTCGGGGTCTGCCACACTAGCAGTACTTCTCGTTGAAGCATATGCAGTACCGAACTCTGTTTTACAAGAATCCATGCCAGCACTGTCAAATGTCTCTAAGAGCTTTGCTTCTATCTTATCTAGTACTTCTTCAATCTTCGATACTTTAAAATCATACTGGTGCTTGAGTTCATATTTCTTGTCTCGAAGTTCGATGTACTTTGCTACTAAGTCACTAAGTTTCATACTACCTCCTATAGTTACAACTGTACTCCTAAACGTGTGTATGTTATATAGGGATTTACCCTACCTCTTTCATCATGTCTAAGAGCAAACCTTGCATTTTTTGTTTGGTCTTTAATCGTTCGTAAATCCTACGTTCAATCTCTGACCCAGCAACATGCACAATTACTGTTGTTCGGGTTTGACCCGGCCTTCTTACTCGAGCACATGCCTGCTCATAAGTGTCGTTACTATGGACTGGTGCGTACCATACAACTGTTGTAGCTTGCGTTAGGGTTAACCCGTGGCTCATAGTTCCAGGATTAGCTACCAACACATGTGGATTTGGTGACTGCTGAAATGCCCTAAATATCTCATCTCGAGCGTTTTTAGAAGTCTCTCCATGGACAATAGCTACTTCCCAGTGATGACTTAAGTATTCAGCCACGTGCTCAAGCACGGCAGTTAGTGGAACGAATACAATGACTTTGCCTTCTGATTCTTCAATGACTTCTTGCAAAACTTCAAGCCGTTGATTAGAAGGTAGCACTATGCTCGATCCATCATTTGTATAAGCCACACCACAGGCAATCTGTACAAGTTTGTTAGCTTTAACTGCTTCATTAACGGCTAAGATTTCACCGCCATCGAACTCAGTCTTTAACTTACCGAACATTTCTTTGTATGCTTTTTTCTGCTCGTCAGACATCTCGACTTGCCTAGACATATGAATTTGCTCAGGTAAATCTGTACAGTCATCAAGACTAAACCGAATGGCAGGTTGCATCCATTCTTTGACAATATCGTTAGCGTTATCTCGTGCCACCCACTTGAATGGGCTGATCTGACGCATGAGGGCATCCCGTGCCTTTGTAAAGTAACTTGGTACGGTTGTGCTGTTGGGGTTAACTAGCTTACATTGTGCCCATGAATCTGTTGGGGCATTTGGGGTTGGCATACCTGTTAAAGCCCATATACGTCGAGCGCACTGTTTATTGGCTATCGTGTTCATGGTCTTCCAACGGTTTGTACTACCGTTTCTAAACATGGCAACTTCGTCAATAATTAATAAATCAATATCGGGGCGGTTCTTAAGGTCTTCCTCAATGGTCTTTAAGCCATCGGTATTTATGATGTAAAGATGGGCATCCTCTTTAAGAAGTTTGCGTCTGCGTTCACGACTGCCATACAATACTTGAGCGTCTAGATGGGGAAATGTCTTAAACACTTCGTCTGCCCAGGTGCGCTCCATCGTACTTAAGGGACAAACAATTAATGCTTTTTTAACTTGGTTGCGACTACGCATATAGTCATAAGCCCACAAAGAACTAACTGTCTTACCTGTGCCCATACTATTAAGTATGAAACATCTGTTGTGCATAGTGACGAAGTTGGCTGTCTCTATTTGTGCTGCAAAAGGATTATGTCTACCACCCGCAGGAGGCCACTTGTAATGTAGCTTCATAGGGTCGGGTGTTTCGTAGCCCAGCATTTTAAGTATGCGAGCCTCGTCAGGTCTATGTGGAACTGCTACAAGTTCCTGACCTTTATGCAGTATTTTCTTAGCGGTCGAAATGACCGATGTAACCCTTGAGGGGTTGCGTAGCCTAAGGAGTACTGCCTCCTTTTCCTTCACTATCGTTGCCATGTTCTATCCTTATAGTCACCAACATTGCCGCTATGCGATCTTCTAATGGTGTATCTTCATTGAACTTCATACTACATACTTCAATACCTTCTGTGGTGCAGACATACTTTACTGCGTCTTCTCCTAGGTAATACGTTTCTTCTACACAATCAACACCCAATATACGGGCGAGATATGTAGTGTTGATTCTTCTAATCAACCGAGTAGCCACTTTTGCCTTTTCTCCATCCACGGTTAGCAGTTTGGCTAGTAACTTTTAAGTTACCTTTAGCGTTTGTGCCTCCGTTTTTGAGTGGCTTTTTGTGGTCTACATCTTTACCATCACCTTTACTAACTTTGCCGTCAGCCATTAATTCACGACGAGCAGCATTGCGAGTGGCTCTTTTCTTTAATTGATCGGGCTTAGCATTGTATGCTTTATCGTAAGCTGCTTTTGCTGGTCCGCCTTTATTCATTTGCGCTTCCTTTCAAGTTCCCAACGGTCACGATGTTCTGCATCGCACCATCTTTTAGGTGGCTCAAGATCTTCACCGCACAACAGGCATTCACCTGTGAATACGGCTTCGGGTTTCATTGAACGAATTTCTTTGAGAGCCAGTTCTTCACTGAGCGACACCAAATCATTCGCCTTATCTACTATGTCGGGCATTTTTTAAAAACTCCTCTAATACTTCTTTATTATCAACAACTAACACCCATCCTTTAGCCGCACGTATTTCATTGTGCCTTGCTTCTTGATTTGCCGTTGTAGTGCCTCCTGAGGCTTTTGCTTCAATGCAAAAGAACTTTCCATCCCAGCAACAAACAAAATCAGGTATACCATGTACACCCATACCGTTTGATACTGGCATGTAATACCATCCTTTTACGGTGGCAGGTTGAGCAGTGCCCGCCCGCCAAAACCCGTGTGTATCTAAGACTTTCTTAATTGCGTCTTTAACTTTACCTTCGGGGGTTTGTGCCATAGTATCACTTGTCCTTGTAATAGTCACAAGTTTTTACTGGACACCAGCCTTTACATAAACCTGACGGCTTGCAAGGCCAAGAATCCCGCTCGTAAGCTGACTCTAATTTTATCACCCTTGGTAAAAACTCCTGCCATATCTTGGGTATATCTTCTCTAGTAAATTTTTCTTTGTCAATCTTTTTATCTTTGAGCCAAACAAACCCAGTCTCAACTTCTTCTACTTCAGGAAAATGGGCGAATGTATAACCCGCATACAACGCTAACTGCTCCGTTGGTTTCCTCTTTCCTGTTTTATAGTCCAAGTTAATAGCTTTCTTACCTGCAACAATTATCAAGTCTGCAATACCACGGCTCCATGCCTCAGTCCACTCGCAGGCTTCAAAACTGTCATTTACGGCTAACTTATGCTCAGCTAGCTTCTTTCCAGGTACTTCAGATAACTTAGCAGCTAATCCTTCCCACTGCTCCATGCCTTCGGGTAACTTAAACCCTTGCGTGACTCTAAGTTCTAATGCCTGATGTACACGCTCGCCCCATTTAGTTGCTTCGGTTGGGGGCTCTTTTATATCCCGTTTAACCCTGACATGGTAGAACTGTCGGGGGCAAGTCTCAAACTTTTCTAAGCTTGAGAATGTCCAAGCTGATGGAAGTGCCATATTTTCTCCAATGAGTATTGCCACAAATTGCCTTTTTGTGGTGTGTCTATATTACTCCTATTTATATTATTTGCAATCCCCATAACTTCCGCCTGAATCAGCCTCAAAAGATACTGGTAAATCAGAACACCACGATGGAGTTTGTAGCATCATTGCGCCCATAAAATGTAGAGCTTCTTCTACATAATCCTCAGGAACAACTGCCACGATCTCGTCATGTACAGTTAAGCAAACTTTATGACGGCGGGCTTTGGTATCTAACTTCCTAAACTCTTGGTCAATCTTAGCCATCTGATCAAACACTACAATACGGGCTAGTGCTTGTACTACGTTCTCTATAACTTTACCGCCATATATCTTATTTGGACCGTATCGTGAATCATATAAGAACTCATTACCCGCCTTACGCAGATTAGGGTAGCTGACAAACATATCATTGGGTAGGTATATTTTATTGTCTTTACACTTAAGTTTTACAGCCACTCCAAGGTCATACTCGTGCCCTGCAATCATGGCTTCTAGTGCTTCTTGCCCCTGCTTCCATAGCTTTTCGATGTACGGATACATACCCCGATACAACTTAACCACACGCTGAGCCTCAGATAACGGGATGTCTACAGACATACCAGCCATACCTATTTTAAGAGTGCCCTTAAATTTGTCCGCACCCATGCCATAGCCGAGACCCAAAATGCAGGTTTTACCGACGAATCTTTCTGTTGGATGCGTTTCCTTTTTAATAGCGTAACCATATACCTCCGATGCAAATTTAGAATAAATATCTACGTTCTGTTTAAAGTCTTGGACAAGGTCTGTCTCGCCCGCCAACCATGCAACCACCCTGGCCTCAATCTGCGCTGAATCTGATGCAACAAGTAAGTGCCCCTTGGGTGCTCTAATACTTTTACGTAATTCACCTCCCCGTGGTAGATTTTGTAGATTGATCTTGTCTCCGCCTGAAGCACGACCAGTGTGTGCCCCATAGTAATTAAGCATGATTGGGAGCGCACCCCTTTGCGAGATTCCGATAAACGAAGCCGTTCTAGTTTCTTCCAAAGTACTCTTGATTCCAAGCCGTGCCGACACAACAGCTTGAACTCTTTCGTCGTCGTGATCGAGAAGCGCTTTGAACGCCGTGTCTGTCTTACCGAACGCATATGCTTCCTTTCCTGTGCGTAAACTAACCTTTGTGGGCGGCTCTACACCCAGTTTCTTTAACACCTCTGCAAACTTTGGATTTGACATAAGTGCGTCTCGCCCAATTGACTGGTCGATTCTCTGCATAAGCACGTCTTTTTTCTTTTGCACTGCAGCAAGATGTAGTTCTAGGCTTTCCGTACTAAGCTCCAATACGGGGTCAGTAAACATCCTAAGCATCAAATCAATAACATAAAGCTCTTTGCGGGGGATGTCAGCCTTGAGAAGGTTAAATAGCTTGTATGTAAGTTCCGTATCGTTTTTGCAGTAAACACCGTACTGTAAAAGATCTAACTCGGAGAAGTCCGCGCGCCTCTTGCCAAGTGCATCAATAACTTCTGTACCTTTTTGCCCGATGTTGTAGAACTTAGCTAGCGCTGCCAGGGAGCCACCAACTGACAATCCAGTAATCGGCCTTGACATGGACAAGGTATCTAAATAGAACTTTGGTTTAATACCAAAATGCCAGTTAAGAATCGCCCCGTCAAATGCCGTGTGATGGCATAGCAAATAGTAGTCTTTCCAGTTTAAAGCACTGAGCCACTTTTTTGTTTCTTCCATAGACCCACTAAACCAATCCGTGGGGTAGTCATCAACTTTAACTGCGACACCGATAACCTCAAACCGATCGTCTCTTATATAAGCTTCGGTGGTTAATTTCTTAAGGCTATATTCTTTGTCGTAATAAGTCTCAAAGTCTAACGTTACTATTCGACTCATTAATAATCTCCTGTGTATGAATTAGCCATATTCGCATTTGCCTTGCTTCAACTACTAACTCAGTTGCCAATAATTCTGCTTCTTTATATTTTCGTTTTAAAACTAAGTTATGAATTTCTTTTTCTAATTTTTTAATTTTTAATGCATATTCTGCGTAATCAATCATTTCAATGCCCAAGTAATTGCGCCTACTAAATAAAAAAGAACTGCAACCAGTTCTACCAAAAATAAAGCAAAGTCAGACTGTTTATAGCCAGCGTATGTCCATAATCCGCTACCAATCAAACTGAGGAAAATGTTTATCGGGTATATATTGAAGCTCGTAAAGCCAATGCCTACCAAACATAAGATTGTTCCTGACCATTTAACAAAATTCACTTTGCTCTTTTGGTTATTTTAACTGCTTTTTTGTTTAGTTTGGGTTTGTACATCTTAACCCCAAGTGTAAGTAAGGCTACTAAACCATGGCGCAAGATTACTGCATGGTCTTCTTTGTCAAAATGAAATGTAGCCGTGGCTGAACCATCTTTATGTTCTACACACTTTTTTACTGTAATCATTTCTTTTCCTTCTTTGGTTTCTCAGCTTTTTTTTCTTGTGAAGATAGTCGATAAAGTTCTTCTACTTCACGTTCATACTCCGTGGCCAAAGATTTTAAAGTGTCTCGTACACACCAAAGAGCCCCTGATATAGGGTCTTCCGCTTCAACCGCAATTATCTCTAATACATCTGCGGCATTTGATACTTTATAAACTAGTGTTTCTAGTTTATTTGTTGCTTCCCATGTACTCATTGTTATATCTCCTGTTGTAATGAGGTGTGTATATTATCAGCTTCCACTTGTTCACGCAACCTATTTATAATCCGCAGCTGTTGAAGCGTAACTCTTGGGGATGGATTTCTTAGGTGTAAGACTAAAATAGATACACATGAACTAATCAAGGATTGGAGGTGGTCGTCTTTTAACCGCTTGTTGACTGCCTCCGCTTTGTGAATCAAAGCTAAAACTTGTTGGGTCTGGATTATGTGGTTGGTTAGCATCTGCTTCGTACATCTTTCTATAAGGATCCATGCCAAGGTGTAGCATGATTTGAACAAGCCTAGACTCTATGCGAGTTAAGCGGGTTTTTGTGTCGTCTTTCAAAATGGTGCCTCCTCAAACGTAGGTTTTTTGGCTGACGGAGGTTGATGATAGGTAAACCCCCACCCCTCCCGTACAGATACGATTTCTTCTGCCTCAGCTTTAGTACATACCCAACGCATATGTTCTCCTTCTTCGTCATGAATTAAATACTTGTATTGCATTTAGACTGTAGCTCCCGACATCCGGGCGATTACCGCCGCACTTGTTAAGCTAGTTGTATCTAATGTGGCCAGCTTCTTAGCCGCTTCAGATTCGGCAGTTCCACTACGTGCGACCTTTATTTCAAGACGATCAATGTCATGCTGGTCAAAGTACATCTTGATGTCAGGCCATAGCTTGACTGCTTCGTTAGCTGACTTACATGCATGCAAGAACTCAGTGACTTCACGTAGAACATTAGACCAACGCACTTGGATTTCTTTGAACTTAATCGCATACTCTACGATGGGCGCAATCTGAGGGCAGTCTGCTGGAACAGAACTTTCTTGATACCAATCGAAATTAGGAGGAGCGACAATTTTTGAAGGGGGTTTAACTTTAAAACTAAAATTCCTATCTGCTTTGTCAACAAGATCAGGATTGTTGATCTCAACTCTTAGCCTAACTTCTTCAAGTTTGTTCATCCATTTCTCAGGCATCTGATCTACTAGATGTGTATGATCACCCCATAATGATTTAAGTACCCAAGGTTCACGATCAGTAATTGATATAGTCGGAATCTCCCCTAGGCTCTTGGTTTCTGCAAAGTGCATGCTGTTAATCTTAGTTTTGACCCGCTCCATAAAGTCTTTTGATATGCCTACAAATGCCATGTTACTTCTCCTTTTAGTTAGTAAGTTACTTCTTCGTTGTGTAAATCGTTTGCTACTATGGTTTCCCATACTGCTTCATCACTTGTTAAATGCTCATACTCTTTGCGTAGATCGGAGTACAAGGCTCTCATATATCCACGACAGATGTCAATTAGGGTTTCCTCTAATTCGTTTGTCTCGTCGTTGAGTTCGTCACGCATGGTGTTATAAACATCATGTCGCAAATCCTCTTCGGCGTAGTCGTTGTAGTCATTAAAAGATGTACTAATATCTATTGTGTTTTCATGAGAGTAACGACTTGCACATCTAAACAATCTTGCTGTTAGCAAATCATCTGCAAAGAATGTTGCCGCAGGGTACTCCATCGTAAGGTTATGTGATTTTAAAAACTGTAGAAGGTTTAGTTTGCCCTCAAACGATGCGCCATCACCTTGTGAGTAAAAGCCCGTAAATCTAAAGTTATCAGGTTCGATACCTTTTTCGATTAGCTTCTCAGCCCACATCTCGTAGGTAAAATCCCACCATTCGTGGTCTACATTTATATCTCTGTGCTTTTCTATTAGTTCTTTGTGTTCGTCAGTAAGTTCCATTTAGTTTCTTTCTATAAATTTTATAAACTCAACGAATGCAAGTACTACCCAAAATGCCCACCAATACCAACTTGCTTCGCCTGCCGCTAATACATATGCCGTTAATAAACTAATCATTTTTACCCTCCATTCGTCTACCTACTTTCCATGCAATAAAGTCTTCGTACAATCCCTTAGAGTCTATGTAGTCTTTTAGCTGATGATGCTTCGCTCTCTCAAGGTATAAGTCATTGACTATATTGTTGTTTTTTGTAATAAGTTTGCTGATAATTAACTGCGGATCTGGGTGTGATGGTATGTTAGCAAATGGATCTTCGTTCATTGTTTCTCCATTTCAAAGTGTACGTTCTCGCCAAATGGTGCTTCTACATCTGAACTGATACACCATACAACTGGAAAGTCAGGTTGCTCACCAAAGTCCGTATAGCCGTCAGTCAAACACACGAACACCTCAGGATCGATGTTATGTTCTACACAATAATCAAAGCCTGCTGGCATATGAGTACCACCACCCGAATAGAACGAGATCTTAACTTCCTGACCTTGTTCAAATATCTCATGATGTTTAACCTCGGTATCGGTGTAGATAACGTGAACCTTAGATGGATTGCATGTCTTCATGATTCGAGATATATGTCCGTTAGCGTAGTCAATCTCCTGTTTGCTAATTGAACCTGAGATGTCAACCTGAAAGACTACCTCGCCCATGCAAGGCTCAGTCCCCATACTTGGGAGATACAAATCCAAGCCGATGAATCTACGATTAGGTCTAGTCCATGTGTAGTCTTGCTTGGTCTTGCTTGTCATGTAGCGTTCGAGGATCTCATACCACGGGGTCTTGACATTGATAATATCTGCTACGATATCAGCCAGCTTACCGCTTAACTTGCCTCGTGCTTTCGCTGCTTGAGCCGCTTGTGCAATATCAACCTTGGCATTTGCCTCGATCTCTTTCATCTCAGACTCAGTAAGATCCTCGTCTTTGATGTCGTTGCCTAAGCCGTTGTCCCACTTATCGCTTTCATCACCATCACCGCTACCGCCTTGCCCCTGACCCTTCTTACCTTTCGGTGGTTCAGGTGGGAGGCTATCGTAAATAGCCTCGGTGGTTTTATCTTTACTGCCTTGCATATCAACTGTGCCTTCGATACGCTGACCCACTTTAGCATCATCTAGCATGTCGTTAATCCATGCATCGCCTGCGTAGTTCCACTTGAATGCATCACGATGTTTACGACGCATCGCATGCTGAGCGATTACGTGTCCGATCTCGTGACACAAACCCCATACTACTTGCGGAACAGTCAAGCCCTCAATGAACTTCTCGTTGTATGAGATGTTACCCCGTGCATCGACTTGCAATGTTGGAATAGTGTTGTCCGCTTTGAGTTGCTTCTTGAGTAAGATACTCGCAAAGAACGGGTGGTCTAAAACAATCTGTGCTTTAGCTTTGTCTATCTTGCTTACTTGGTTTGCCATTTTCATCCTCTAAGTCAGTGATTTTAAGATTTCCATCTGCTGTAATACTTACTTCTACATTACCTGTTGCTACACCTATAAGTGAACGAGTCATCATGACCCCCACAAAAACTGCCTGCTTAAACTTTAGAAAGTAATGTATTGCAAAGGATGTTACCGCCATCCCATATACAACCAAACATATCTCTAGTTCTGTCATGCTGGTACTCCCATGAATGCACTCATCTGAGATGCGATGTCGCTTAACTTCTTAGCCGCTTGTTCACGCACGATTGGAGACTCACGCAACCAGTTCATATGCTCGGCATACTTACTGATCTCTCGGTTCAACTCGTCAGTCAATTGCTTGACTTCGGGGCTTTCATCAAGTGTTAGCTTGCGTGCTATGTCAATACCCTCGATGATGTTCTCAACCGCTGAGTCACGGAATATCGCACCATCTGCACCAATCGGTGTGTTCAACTTATCCACCAACTTGGCAAGTGGATCTAGCATCTTCTCGATAGTCTCGTTGCGTGTGGCTACCTGTACATCATTCATCAGTTCGTCAAACGCTTTCTCATCATCCTCAGATAAGTCAAACAGGAAGTGCCGTTTATCTGGCATGGGCATAAACTTCAAATCAAATCCCATCTTTGCTTGGAACTCATTGACTGTTGGATAGTCGTCAGTCTTAGCCCTAGCATTGGGTGCTTTGCTACGATACGCAATGTCTTGTTGTACAAAGGTATCGTAATTGGGTAAGTAAGTTTGCATCATAGTATCCACCTGAGAGATCTTATCCCTCATTATCTGCGTGTATTCCATGTACTGACTATTAGGTAAAACCCTAGGGCCTTTGTCTGCCCAACTCAAGGTGCGTCGCTTGTGCTCAGAGTAAACCTCATTCGCCGCTGACATAATTTTGTTAATTGGGTTTGCCTTGTCCCTAAACAACTTCGAGTTCACGATCAAACTTGTGTCATCTAATTGTTGCTGAATCATATTCTCCGCATAGGTATCCCGTTTGGTTAGGTTTGCCCTACGCATGGTCAACTTGACCAACATTGCCTTCTCAGATAGTTTAGTTATCTGCATCATTACCTCCATGTGAATGTAAATTTACCGCCTGATTCTATAAAATGTATTGCTTGTTCCCGCTTGTCCCGAACTTCAGGACTGCCCACGATTTCAGCAATTGCTTCTTCAACCTCGGTCAGGTCGTGATTATTTTCAAAGTAAAAATATTCTCTATCCTGTTGTTTTAGATCTTCTCCCTCTAAGTACCAAGGCAATCCGTGTTGACTTTCCATACGCTGAATAGCCCGTTCAGCCTTATACACTCGGTCAAGAGCAAGCATAAGTTTATCTGTAGCGAACTCCCAATTTAGATAGCCATTTTGAACATAGCCTTTTTTCGGTTTAGGCTTAGTCAAAATAAACTCAGGTATCTCAAATCGTTTACGAACTTCGTGATACATAGCCGCCGCATCACCACAACGAAAGTTAATTGACCCTGAATTAAGTGCATTGATCACACGATTTTTAGTAATCTTAGTCAGCTTGCTTGTGTCCCACGTAATCTCACATGAAGCAAATGCTGGTGTGTTCTTACGCATTATTTCGTACTTGTCTGTAATAATTTTTGGCTCTACTTTAGCCATAAGTCCTCCGTAAGTTAGTTAGTTGTCAAAGAAAAATACAAATCGATAATCTCGTGGATTATCTTCTTCCCGCGTCGTTATGTTGAAATGCTTCTCCATAATTAAGTGGAAAGTTTCTACACTACTTATGCCTTCAATTCTATTCACCGCATGTTCAGCCTTTTCGTTTTGTGTAAACTTGTGCTTAACATACAGGGGAATAAACTCGTCAGCATATAGGTAAGAATGAGAATGTCCGTCAATACCCCACGACTCTACGCAGTTCAAGAAAAGTGGCGATACATTATCGGGTAAACCCCTCTCTTGATATTCGCCCTCACCTCGAACACACGCTAAGTCAGCAAAGAACTCGTAGTTTCTGTCCTCGGCACGATAGTAATAACCAAATGGTGTATCTCTTTTTAATTCAGAAGCACGAGACAAACCATCAGGAAATACTGCACCCAATGTATTGACTGTCGCCCATACTTCTCCGTGTTTTTCGGTCTTGACTTTCTTCTCGACCATCATGTGAATGTCGCATCCCATTAGTGCAACTCCTCATCTTCAAACCGCCCGACAAAGTCAGACTGCCTTAACACGGGTAGAGCCAAAGCATCTTTCATACGCTCTAAGTGCTCAGTTAAGCCTTCAAGAGTTTCGCTCATTGCTGATGTTTCACTATATCCGCATGGTTCATTCTTCTCGTTATAGAAGACTTCGCATACTTCCATTAGTGCTTCATCGGTTTCGTCTTCAGGTTCGTGTACGACTACGACTCTACAATTCCAAAACATAAATCCTCCTTAGATCATTACATTTGAGTTTTTAACCGCCCAATTCACAAACGCTTTGGTTGTTTTGATTTCAGGCTTTAACTTCATCGCATCAGACACGCACATCACTTGGAACTCAGGGGTAAGTCTGTCGATATACTCGGAGACTCTGTCAAAGTTATCCTTAGATGTTTTATGTGCTAACGCACCAGTCAAGGCATACAGAACTGCGGGATCTTTGGGAACTTCCGCTTTGCTTGGGTTCATCAAGATGCCATCGACATTCGGTAAGTTTTCATAGATACGACGAAAGCCCGTGTACTCAGCCGCCGCACCCTCGCCCACATCGCCAGCCACATTACCAAAATAGATTTCGGTGGACAAGTCAGTAGGAATCTGATTCACACGCTCCCAGTTACGAGGAGTTGGGCAAATCTTATCGGGGTCAAACGCTGAGAGTAAGTCAGGTCTAAAACGCAAGAACTGAATCAATACGGGATCGATGTCGTTCATCAAAGCCCACTCAGACCAATCGTCGATGTTCTCGACATAGTCGAATGTGCGGACACGACCACGCAATTTAGACACGATTCGGTTTGCACCCGACTTGTCTTTGGTTCGGTTGCCCGTTGCAATGATGTGCGTCTGCGGTGATAGGTGAACCCGACCGACTCTCCGCTCGAAAATCAGACCACACAATGCATTCTGCATCGGCGTAACAGCGTCAGAAAGTTCTTCGAGAATCAAAAGATTGCGACCAGTTTGTAGTGCATGGAACTCCTCAGGTGGTTTCCATGTAGTCACCTCGCCATCATTGTTCGGTGTGCCGAGCAAATCGACGGGGTCACGCAACGATGCAAAGAACATTTCAACTCGGTCAAAGCCCAACTCCTTACCAATAAGTTTGGCAAGTGCAGACTTACCGCCCCCAGGTGCACCCTCAATATAGGGAACAACTGAATTAGTTGTGTTGAACTGAGTAACGATGGAGTGTTTTATGTCAGAGAATTTCATAATGCCTTTCAGTAAGTTAGTAATACATTGATAAAAAGAAAAGGTATATACCAATGGTATATACCCTACTGCACTTCACACCTAGGGAAAACCCTAAGTAGGACTTACCCTAATTGGGTAAGGACTTACCCTAATCGGGTAAGTAATCGTCAAGGTTGTCGATACCCTTTGCTCTTAATCTGCCACGAATCTTCCTAAGAGCATTTTGTTCTATCTGCCTTATTCGTTCACGACTTGTGCCAAATACATCGGCGATTTCTTCTAAAGTCATAGACCTTCTCGGCTTGGTTGTGGCTCGTGCGTCTTCTTCCTTAAACTGCGGTATATATTTAGATGGCATCGTTCATAGCCTACTCGGTTCAGATGGTTTAACAACTACTTCGTAGCCTAACTCTTTTATTACCCGAATGTTTAGCGGGGTGAGAGTCTCTTGATTCAAAAGCTTAGCAAACAATTTAGCCTTGTCACATGTAGGATATATTACTTGACTGCCGTAGTTGGTTTTAAGTCTCACAACAATTTGTAGTTTGTTTACTATCTTCATGTGAGCTGGATCTTGTATTGGATTAATTACCTGTGCCATGATCCGATCTTCGGTTGTAAATGTTGTCATGCTTCCCCCAAAAAGTATGTTATGCATGCCGTGGTAACTACTAAACTCATAACAAAAAACCAATTAGCCCCTGTCAGCACGATGGCTAGAGCCGTAAAAAAAGTCGCTACTAAAAGCGACCAAAGTACCACATCCCATGTATTCATGATTTAGTATCCTCCCGTTGTAATGCAGTTAATTTAGCTTTTGATATGGCAATATACGCATAACCTCTACACAACTTAGCAAACATCTGATGGTCTAATGAATCAGGATCGACCTGATCGAATATTTCCTCTGCGTGTGCGAGTTCGCTTAGTATTCCTTCGATTGGTTTTCCCTTGTAATGTGTTGCCACGATCTAATCCTTTCAAGTCTTCCCTAATTATATGTAGCAAACACCCAAAAAGAAAACCTAGGGATACTACCAATACGATGAATGCCGTGTACTTGGTCATACTGTTTCAGGCTCAATCTTATATCCTCGATTCATCCACACCTCCATCTTTATGTTCCTAAACCAGTCAGCTACAGTAGGGATTCTACCCCCACAATCCTCTTTGATATGTTGCTCTCCGATGTACCGCACGGGTACTAGCTTCCCATCTGAGTTGGTTATGGTTGTACCAAATACTCGCTCACATTCGAATATACCCTGACTGTGATGCCTCAAAGCCCGATGCCTAGCGTCAGCGAATTGTTCCTTGGTTGCGTCAAACCAATCGTGTATCTGTGTATAGTCTTCGGGTTTACCGCCCCACATCTTTACACTTGTTAATGCATGATGGCATGGATGCATGGTTTCTCCTTATAGATTAAACATATGATCGTCTGTCTGCATTGTGTTGATACCCACTTCAAGCCTGATATTGGGTGGCGATTCGGAAAAGTCTATGATTAAATGCCCCTGACCTCCCTCGTTGTTATACCAATCTAAGTTCGATATCTCCAATGCGTCGTTGCACATCCCTTCGAGTAAGTCTCTAAGTTCCATGTCCTTACGCACAATCTCAGATGTCCATTTGCCGTCGTGAGTCTGATGTCCTTCTGTCGCCCATCCTTCGATGCATTCATCCTCAATACTTATGGTGCTATTGTCTGCGGATACACACTCTACATTGTTGATCGACCCGTCGTCGCCCCCTCCACTAAACTCGACTCTTACTTCTCGGATGCCTAGTAGTTTTAAGCGGGTAAGAACATTGACTCGGTCTTTAAGCGTTGGGAATACCCCAATCTCAGCCTCTTCATGTTGCTCGGCTAGTTCAGGGTGTGTAGTTTCAATCTGCTGCTGCAGGTCCGGTTCAAGTTCAGTCATAAGTTCTCCGTGGTTGTATGATTTAATGTATTTCTAGGGCTTTACCCATAGGTGTGCATATTCTTGTTTCATGGTTGAATGTAGTTGCTCATGCTCTTTAAGTATTTCTATGGTTTTGTATACCTTGTTCTTGCCATACTTAGCCATGAGTTTTAACACCCGTTTCGTTGTCTTGGGGTCATTCCATACCTTCCAATATGTTGCTTGTGTCTTGGAATCTACGATAAGTTTCTGTATGAATTTCAATTCGTCGGGTGTCATGGCTTTACTCATTTAATCAGCCCTCCCTTGTTGTTCAGACCTTTAAGGTCATCTCGGTTGGTTATCAGCATATAGTTAGACTTATGCATTGGTGCAACTGTATACATCTTAGCCTTTTGCTTGGCTAGTTCATCACCATGCTCAAGGCAGGTAATGGGTTGGTTGTTTTTAATTAGGACTTTCGCCCGCTCTGGGTCAACATGACCTCCGTAACAAACTGTGCACAAATAATTCATTTGATGCCTCCCGTGGGTTTAATGTGTGTATAAATAATACAAAACATGACCGCCGAAATAGATGACGGCAACTGCTAAAAGTAGAATTCCATACTGCATGGAAAATTTGGGTTTAGTGGATTTGATAAATAATTTGCGTTTTATTTCGAATGCATCGTGGTCTGGCATGATAGGTGAACCTCGAAATTGGTTAGTGGGCACTAGCGTTTTTTGTTGAAAAATGTGATGGATTGAATGGGTTTTATGTAGTTTATTCGATGGATATAAAGCGGATAATTAAAACGGATTACCCGAAGTCATTGATTTAATTACAATTATCCAAAATGCGTTTTTTTCCGAAAACACCCCCCGTATATTCCATTACGAGATATATATTCGCACACGCACACATGACCATAAGAGCATTTCTATTATTCTCTATATATTGTTTTTTTTCGGATAATTGGATAATTGGATAATTACCCTTCTAGGATATTGATTTATAAGGGTTTGTAATTATCCGTTGTAATTATCCGTTTTTTTATACCCTCAAATTGGATAATTACCCCGAACATGACTACATTGGACACACATTACTCATTTAATGCTGACACGGACTACAAGTTCTAATGCACCCGATGCGTTGGGTTTGTATATCTCTACACTAGATGGTTTTTTGTTATCCCGTTTATTGGCATACGACTTGTTGGCATACGCACCTTTGGGGACAACTGCATTAGCGAACTTAAGACATTGAAGGGCATAACCCATAAGATAACTCCCATGAATGTTGTGGATTTGATGAGCACCCCCCTAGGGGGGTGCAGGGTGCGAGATTACGCTACTTTTTGCTCGACTGAATCAGGTTGAACGAAATTCTTTTCAACATTGAAGCGGTCTTGTGCTTCTTGTAGGTAGTCATACAGGGGTGTGTTGAGAACCTTGACCGAGCCATCACCAGATTTCTTGATAGCGGACTCGATGCGTTTCATGAGGCTATCAAACATCTTCTGCACATCATACTCAGATGTGATGTTCTCAGCCTTAGCAGAAGCCCACGAGGTAGCCAATAAAGCAACTTCATCGTAGGAATCTTGAGCCTTGTAAAACGCAAACTTCTTGTCATCTTTGAGATAACAGAAATTGCCATGCTTTTCAAGGAAAGCCACCAAACTAGCACGACGGACACCCGTAGGCAAAACATCAAACAACTTTTGCCCGTAACGAATATCACCATGCTCGATAGAGTAGCCGATTGCATTTACAGCGGCGATTTGAATCTCAGACTGCAACTCACCAGCAGTTTTACCGATTGTTGCAATTTTTGATTCGAGGTCTTTGGCGTTAAGTAGAGCCATGATTTACTCCTAAGTTAGTTAGTCAGAATCAAGCACTCTATTGCTAAAGCACTTGATAAAAACCCCTCTTGCGAGGGGGAAAAACCCTGACTGTTATGGGTATCCGAGGTTTGACCTAGATACTTTGCAGTCAGGGCTAGGAATCTCATCATAACCCTGTGCCTGTGTCTGCCATTGTTTGCGACACTTAGGGGGGATACGCATATTACTTGAGGCACTTCGGCTATCTCAGGTAATCCACCCTAATCCTGACAACTAGGTCAGGTGCGGTTCGCTCTAGTGTGTAAGCGGTATTCTGCTCACTTTTGCACGGATACTCTCCCGCATGGTTTCGGCAAATCCATTGTGCTTACTAAGTATCAGAATGACTCAACATTCAGCACGGACAACCTACCCGCCATAGTCTAAAGGATACTCAGGTATAGACCAACCCGTAGCGATACTCTGCGATATAGGCACAACACTAAGTGATGCGACCTACACCATAGGCAGAGGGCTAAGGGGACACCCCCCTGACCAGAGGGGGTGGGGGGCGGGGGCTATGCTTACGTATTGGCCGTAATGCGCCCGGTAAAAATATGACTATACACACGTTATACAGACACAGTTGTGTAATATAAACATTACCTAAAGGTATTTAACGTAACAAATATGTTACTCACACCTCACTGTTGCATCTGCACAACACTCAAGTACACTACACACGGGTGGTTAAGCCGACAATCGAGGATGTGGCAAGTGGAGACTTTTTCGGCTTTCTTATTCACAGCTAGCAGCCCACCAAATCGACACCCACCCCTAAGGGTTTTCCCTATATTGACAATCTACATACAACCCATTACATTCACGCCATGCCATACAAAGATCCGAATGACCCAAGAAGGTTAGAAGCCCAGCGTCGGCATTATGAAAACCATAAGCAAAAGGTTAAAGATGCTGTAAAAGCAAGAAGAACACGTCTTCGTAAAGAATGGCTTGCCTTTAAGAAAACATTGCAGTGCACCAATTGTTCAGAAAACCATCCAGCGGCATTAGACTTTCACCACGTAATCAGAGACCCCTCGAACAAAAAGGTTTTTAAACTAGTCCATGACGGGATGATTGGGCAGGCAATAAAAGAGATCCGAGAGAAATGTATCGTATTGTGTGCAAATTGCCATAGAAAGCATCACTACGCTGAACACCACTCCAAAAAACCCAAATCAAAAAAGAAGTCTAAAAATAGTATTGACAACAGCCACACATGATGTATGATTCACAAAAACCAAAGGAGAAAACATGGTAACCGAAGCGATGAAAAAACTAATGGACTATTTCCGTCCTAAAGCCCAAACCCCAGTAGCAAAACCCGTAGAACAAGCTAAGCCTGCTCGACCCAAAAAAGAAGAGCGTAGGGCGGCCGCATTGCCAGCGGCAAAAAAGGTAGTAAAGAAAGTGGTTAAAAAATGAAGCGACATAACTTTTTCTTACCTGAGAAGATTATGGAAGAACTCAAAGTTGTAGCAGAAAAGCGCCACACTACCGTATCTGAAATAATCCGCCAAGCTTTAGTTGACTACCTCGATGGACGAAGAACTACTACCGACACAGCTGCCACCAGCGCTTGATATACCCCAGGAGATGATCCTGGCCATGGCGATCGGGATGGAAGATCCCGAGGAGGTTGCGTCACGTTATGGGTTTGATGGTATCCGTTGGAAATCCATGCAGGCATGGAAGCCGTTTAATGATGCTGTTGCTAAACAGAAGGCGGAGCTTGAGCAGAATGGGGTTACGTTCCGTATAAAGGCCAAGGCGCTGACCGAAGATGTATTCGAGGATGCGTATAAAATTGCTCGGTCAAATGATGCGACGCTACTGCAGAAGCTTGAGTTTATAAAACTTGGTGCTAAACTTGGAGACATGGAGCCAAAGGCTAGTGCACAAGTTGCTAGTGGCCCAGGGTTCTCTATAACCATAAATTTGCAAGACAGCCAGAAAAAGCAGGTAATTGATGTAGAACCTGTTGAAAAGGTGGAATTTGAACCCCCGAAATTAAACCTAAAAGCCAAACCGGCGTTTGAGGATAATGAGTAATTTACAGTACACACCGCCAGAGTCGGTTAAGGGGTTTTTGACCTCAGATGCCTTTATTTCATTGATTGTGGGGCCAGTGGGTAGTACAAAAACCACGGCGGGCATAATGAAAATTGCATATCACGCCAAGAAAATGGCCAAATGTAAGGACGGAATCCGCAGAAGTCGAGCGATCTGGGTACGTAACACACGAGAGCAGCTGCGAGACACGTCGATTCCTGATGTACTACGCTGGTATCCGGACGGCCAGGCGGGGACTTATCTTAAGTCCGAATATAAATTTATTCTGAGGTTTGACGATGTTGAGTGTGAAATTCTTTTTCGCGGTCTCGATGACTCTAATGACGTTAGGCGCTTACTGTCTTTACAGGCTAGCTTTGGCATACTGGATGAGTTTCGAGAAATTAACCCGGACATCTTTAACGCGCTTCAAGGCCGTCTTGGTCGTTTCCCTAGTAAGTTGGACAACAGCGTGGGCTGTGTCGATGACAACGGCGATTCTAATGCTCACATCTGGGGGATGACAAACCCACCGGATATGGATACCTTTTGGGAAACATATCTTTCTGAGCCACCAGCCAATGCAGAATGTTTTTTTCAACCTAGCGGTTTGTCGCAAGAGGCAGATTGGCTGGAATTCCTACCGGACGGATACTATGAGAATTTGGCAGAGGGTAAAGCAGAAGACTGGATTGATGTATATATCAACGCGCAGTTTGGTAAATCGTTATCCGGACAGCCTGTGTTTAGGGCTTTCGATCGTGATATTCATGTGGCTCAAAAAGAGTTAAACTACATAAAATTGTCTACAAACCCATTAGTAATTGGAATGGACTTCGGTTTAACCCCCGCCTGCACAATATCGCAGGTTGATCCGCAGGGAAGATTTTTGACTTATGCAAATTTAGTATCTGACGGAATGGGGACCTTACGATTTGTGCGGGAGAAGCTTAAACCCTTGTTATCAAACAAGTTTCCCGGGATGCCAGTGCTAATTATTGGTGATCCAGCAGGTCAGCAGAGGGCTCAAACAGACGAAAGAAGTGTGTTTGATATCCTAAAAGCAGAGGGATTTAGGGTAATTCCAGCAAGATCAAACAGTGTTGTGGCTCGTCTTTCTGCAGTTGATGCCCTACTTACCCGTATTGTTGATGGAAAATCAGCAATGTTGATCGATCCGAGCTGTCGAGAGCTAATAAATGCCCTAAGAGGCGGATATAGGTATAAAATAAAAAATAACGGCGATACTGATGACAAGCCGGAGAAAAACAGTTACTCTCACATTGCAGACGCATTTCAGTACGCATGTTTGCATGCAGACGGCAACATTACAGGTGGTGTGTTAACCAGAAAAGCCAAAGTTGTAGAAAAAACTACATTTATTTGGGACTAGGGCTTGACAGATCAATGGTTTATAACTTATAAAGCAAGTATTGACATTTCGAAATAGTCTATGGATGCTGCGTTGAATATCACAAACGCGACTGCTCCCGGTTACACGACCGTGGGTGGTATCGTACCAATCAAATCGATTAAGCAGCTCCAAGAAGAGGAGCGTGCTGCAGCCGTCACTGCAAACTCTAGCCCAGTAGTACAAAACCTTGCTGCGTATATCAAGCAGAAGTGGATGTACGCTCGTATGGCAAAAGAGTACACAGTCGAACAGCAAATGCTAAAAGCCGTGCGCCAGCGCCGTGGTCAGTATGATCCGGACAAATTAGCTCAGCTACGCGAGCAGGGCAGCTCAACGATTTACATGATGTTGACTTCAAACAAGTGCCGTGCGGCTTCAAGCTGGCTGCGCGATGTTGTTATGTCGACTCCTGAAGAAAAACCATGGAGCTTGCGTCCAAGTCCGATTCCAGATATGGAACCAGATATTCTCCAAGACTTGATGATGCGTGCTCAGCAGCAGTTAGAGATGATGTTGCGTTCAGGGATGAATCCCACTGATGTCGAAGTACGTCAGATGCTGCTTGATCTTAAAGACGCTGCATACCGCCAGCTTGGTGAGATTGCAGAAGAGACTGCCAAGCGCATGGAAAAGAAAATGCATCAGCAGATGATTGAAGGCCAGTGGACTACAGCATTTGCTCAGTTTATTGATGACTTAGTCACATTCCCATCTGCAGTTCTTAAGGGCCCTGTTGTTCGTAACCGTCCTGAGTTAAAATGGGTTAAGTTACCAAATGGTGGCTATGATTTGCAAGTTCAAAAAACTTTAGCATTAGAGTGGGAGCGAGTAAGTCCGTTTAACTTATACCCTGCGCCTGATGCCTCAACGATTAATGACGGATATTTAATTGAAAGACACAAATTATCAAGGGCTGACCTCCACGAACTTATTGGAGTTGACGGCTATAGTGATGGAGCCATACGCCAAGTTCTTGAAGCTTATGGAAAAGGTGGCTTACGCGAATGGATCTATGTTGACCTTACTAGAGCAACAGCAGAAGGCAAGTCTACAACTGCTGCAGGCCAAAACCCATCGGAGTTAATTGATGCGTTACAATTTTGGGGTTCAGTGCAAGGCCGTTTACTTATTGATTGGGGAATGTCTCCTGAAGAGGTTCCCGACCCTATGGCGGAGTATCCTATTGAAGCATGGCTTATCGGTACATGGATTATTAAAGCCGTTATTAACCCCGATCCGCTCGGTCGTAAGCCATATTATAAAACTTCGTATGAAGAAGTCCCAGGAGCTTTTTGGGGCAACTCTGTCGCCGACCTCTGTCGAGACGTTCAAGATGTATGCAACGCTGCTGCTCGTAGTCTTGTTAATAACATGTCTTTGGCATCTGGGCCTCAAGTTGTCTACAACATAGATCGTTTGCCTGAAGGCGAAAATATTACTCAGTTGTACCCCTGGAAGGTTTGGCAAGTTACAGCTGACCCATTAGGTGCAAATCAGACCCCAGTTTCTTTCTATCAGCCAAACTCACAAGCAAATGAATTGATGGCAGTTTATGAAAGATTTGCAATTTTAGCTGATGAGTACACAGGTATTCCACGCTATATGACTGGCGGTGCGCCCGCAGGTGGGGCAGGTAGAACTGCTTCTGGTATGAGTATGCTCATGACCAACGCTGGTAAATCGATTAAACAGGTCATCTCAAATATTGATGAGCACGTTATTAAGCCATGTATTGACCGTTTGTATTACTACAATATGCGCTACTCTGACGATCCGGATCTAAAGGGCGATGTAGATATTGTTGCCCGTGGTGCATCTTCAATCATGGAAAAAGAGACTGCTCAACAGCGTCGTAATGAATTCTTAGGTCTTGCCCTAAATAGCCCAGCGGCTCAACAGGTTGTTGGTATGGAAGGTATTGCAGAATTGCTACGCCAGACAGCCATGACTCTTGATATGAACGTGGACAAGATTGTCCCTTCAGTTGAGATTATGAAAGCTAAAGCTGCACAAGCTGCCCAGCAGCAACAAGCTATGATGGCGCAAGAAATGGCTCAGCAAAACGGGCAGGCTCAGGCAGGCGGAACACCCCCAGCGGCACCGGGCGGTCAGAATTTGATGGATGGTTCACCAGTAGTAAATAGGTTTTCGCAGTAAAAGACTTGACAATTTAGTATATACGTTGTAAATAGTAACTAAGTCAGACAGTTGTCTGATGACAAAAAGGAGTTTTTATGAAAGCTATTTCCCCAATGGAAAAGCGCGGTGCTGAATATGCCCAAGAGTCTGCAAAGACTGATGGCATGAGCAAAGGTGCTGCTACTCAGGGCGCAGGTGGTTCTGATGGCGACAATGATGCTTTAGGCATGCGCGGCGGTAAAGAGTACGCTCAAGAATCCGCAAAAACTGAAGGTCTCTGCAAGTAAGTAATGCAAAGACTCGATGAGCGAGTAGCTCGTTGTTTTCAACGGTTACAAGCAGAAGAATTTGGTCCACTAGTTGAATGGCTGAGGGACAGCCGAAACGGAACCCTCGAACAACTTGTAGGAACTATACAACAAGAACATATTTATCGGCTACAAGGTGAAGCCGGGATATTGGCGGACTTACTCGCCCATATCAAAAACTCAAATGAGTTAGTCACTAAACTAAGCGCTAATCGTAAAGGTTAGTATTTAAACCGTAGTAGCAGACCGTTATTCGAGCCTGCGCAGACCGTTAAGAGCGGAGCGTACGTGAGAGTCGGAGCTAAAGGAGATAGAAATGGCATTGCCAAAGGCAGTCCAGCAACAGCTGGAAGAAGCAGACCGTATTGTGGCCGATATTAATGGCGAAAAGACCGGGGAGGACTC